TAAAGATGGCATCCGTATGCAGCAGGGTAATAGAGCTGCTTCCAGGTGTCAGGATATGTAGCACCCTCATCTGCCTTCTTTTTTACAAGCGCCGCCATACGATTAGACAATTCCTGTAGCGTTTTCGGATAGGACTCATCAAGATAGAGACTGATCACATTGTTCGCCCATCGTACTATAGCATCAGTGTTGCTTTTTCCGTCAAACTCGTTCAATCTAGATTTCGGGTCGAGCACCTTGTAACCGTCTTCTGTTGTAGTATCCTGATACGATTCCGTCGTAATTCTACCGTCTTCTTTCAGCTCACCATCCTCATTCGTATTATAGAGTTCTCGAGTATATCCATTCGGCAGGTCCGCAATATCACAAATATCGCCAACACCCACAGCAGTACCTATCTCATCAAGCACATCCTGTCCGACCGTATATAGAAGATAATTATTACCATCTGTATTATCGGTTATTGCAGGAAAGATACCCCAAGGAATGTACGATGAATTGATGGTCTTGTCATCTGACACATAAGAGACGTTCTCGGCAGAATACACTCTTAACCGGATTTGGCTATCTGAGAGCTTTTCCGACTTGAATACTACTCCTACACACGTCTTAGACGTATCAAGCTCATCATCGAAACTTCCGTCAGAATATGCAAAATCACCGACTCTAGGAATGCGGTTATAGAAACCGACACCTTTAGTATAGGTCAGCTCCGTCCCGTCTGTCAGTTCAATGCGCACCCTTACCTGGAATTTCAAATCCAGCGAAGCATCAGAAAGTTTTTTTACGTTCAGCGTACCCTTCACATGGTCGGTAAACTCGGCATATTGCCCGGCTTGCTCCGCATTATCTCCCACAAACTGATAATCTACGGCAGGGCGATTATTCCTCACCGCGATATTGTTACCAGAAGTAGGAAGAATATCCAGTTTCCACTGGTTCCATATACCCGTCTGCTTGATATATTTATCGCCGCCTACTTGAATCTTGCTAATCGTTCGCTTCGGATAAGACACATACAGAGGGTTGCTTGTGCTCTGAATGTTTCCGTACTTTTCTATCAGGTCGAAGACCTCAGCAAAAGTCAGCAATCCAGCCGAACCGTCAATAAGAATTATCTTACCGCTTATCGTGCTGCTCTTGGCAGCGGTCAGGTATCTGAGCACATCCGCTCTCATCGAGCGGTAGTTTACTCCCGTAAGCTTCACGGTGGATAATGCGAGCGGACTACCTTCCTGCTTGTACTCATAGATAGACGTAACAAGCGCCTCGGAACTGATACCCAGGCTGGAATCATCACATTCGAGCGAAACAAGCTGACTAGCTCCCTGCAAGGAAACCATCTTCAAAACTGGCAACTCTGAGAGTGACAGCTTCGAGAGATTGGCGGGGAGCGCCACACTTGTCAGTACCTTGCTCTTAGGCAATCGCACATCGTAGATAGCCGTATCCTTAACGTTGATGGTATGCAGTCGCACCAGATTGGTTGTATCTAGCGAACCGCCGATCTCCACGCATCCCTTCAGCGACAACTTCTGCACTTGAAGTGCAGAAACGATAATGTTGTTCGGACGGAACGCAGGAACCATCTTGCCAGTCACCATATCCTTATAGAGCATGGTAGGCTCGGCTATTACCTCCGTTAATCTCTTGCCGTTAATGGTAACGGAAAGGTTCGGAGAAGTAGAGAGATTACCGATGTTGCCGATGGAGTGGTAGTAATTGATACCCAGGATTGAGAGACCCGTATCATTGGAAGTGGTCGTACCCAGATTCAACTCATATTCCTCATCCGGCGCTACACGCACGTGAGGGTCCACGCTGGTCTGTCCCATCATACCGGTAGGGTAAAGATACTGCGAAGGTTTCACCTTGAACTTATATTCCGTTGCCGAAGTAGCAGAATCAGGAAGGTGGAATGCCTGCATCGCAAAAGTATCGGTTACGTCTGCCACACCGATATTCTCACTCTTACCGCCATCGAAGAGATTACCCCAGGCTGCGTAGCTCGCCATATAGACCAGTCGCTGCTTCATATACTGCCGCTCACCGAGGATAGATGATCCGCACGACTGCGTGATAGGAGCCACACCGCGCGCACCGGAACCGGAACTGATGAATCCGAGCATCGCAGGATATTCGTATCTGATACGAGCCTGCTCCGCGAAAGCAATCTCACTGAAATAGCAGTTTACATAGAAGAGATACTTCCACAGACAGCCCCATACGCTCACCTTTGATGTTCCGTTCCAGCCCTCGATATGGTCGTTTTCTGATACCAGCTTACACATCGCAGAGAAGATGGATTTCAGCATCGACTGCAATTCACGGGTATTCTCGTAAGCTTCCTCACAGAGATTGAACAATACATTGTTCATACCCTCATACTGCGAAGTAGTCTTGTCGTTGTCGGCATAAGGGTGCATACGATCCACGTAATATTTTTTGGTAAATCTTCCGTTGTTGTCGGTCGCCATGATGGTATCTACGTCGTCCTGATGCAGCTCCATCAATACGCAGTGCCTGGTCTCGCCATCGATGGTTACATCCTTCTCCGTGGCAAGCACATAGTAGGTGTTCTTGGAACAGTTGTCCGTACCTGCCATAAAATGATTGATGAAGGCGTAATGGAAACGGAGGCTCTTTTCATCGATATACCAGCCGACGTACTTTTTGAAGTGAGCCACGATAGCGGCAATCAGCTCTTCGTTGAGCTTGGCAAACTGCGCCTTATTAGCAGACGCATTATAGGCAGCTTGCGTCATCTCGTAGGTACGGAGATCGATACGCTCGAAAGCGCCGTTCTTCCACAATCCGGCATCTACCCACTTCCTGTTTACGAAATTGTATCGTTTCAGGACATAGGCATCATCACCCTGCGTACACCAATACTTGAACTGGGTATTCTTTGCCTCGTCAGACAACTGGAAATCATTGAAAGTGCCAACGTAATGTTTGATTCTCGGAGCATGCAGATAAATGAAGTTGAATATCTCAGCTATTCTATTGGTCAGATGGTCCTTCGGATATTCCTTGCCGTTTATCACGGTGGTGGCTCCCCCATCAAAATCGATGCACTGCAATCCGTTGTAGAAGTAACCCTCGTCATCCGGAGAATAGGTAATAACTTCAGGGCAGGTTTTATCCAACGTAAACGGAACTCGCATATCCGTCAGGTCGTAGTTGTTATCCGAACCCTCAAACATAGCGAAGTTAGGATAAAGCTTCTTGACATATCCCCACGTTGGCTTATCCATCTTTCCAGCTCCGAAATTGCCGCCGCCACGGAATACAGGCTTGCTCTCTCCCTCGCCTTGCGTAAAGAAATATACAGGTTCGGTGTACTTGGCAACTCGTGCCGTAGAGCAGGCTTGCTGAAGCGAGTTCTTGCCCACAACGATGTCGTGAAGGTCGTTAAAGAGACGACAGCAACCGGTAAGGTGTGACTGCATGGAAGAGGCATAGTTGATTTTCAGCACCAGCTTCACAGCGTAAGGAGTATTGAAACCTACCTGATAGCCAGCACCGCGGTACTTGCCGTTGCCGTCAATCCATCCGTCAGGAACCTCTACCGATGGCACACCCGCTACCTCTACGTATCTGTAGAGCTTTGCTTCATTCTTCACCGGATCAGATTTTCCGAGATTACCACCGTAAATAGCGACGAATCTCTCTGTTTCCTGCGTCTCGGCATTGGTAACAGGGTCTTGCAATACCCACGTCAGGTTGCTGCCCAGATTTACGAGAGGTACGATAATAACACCTGCGTCCGAAATCTTGGTCTGGTGATTAGAGTAGAAGTAAGTGTTAGCGGTAGAACCCTGACGCTTATCCTTCATCTTGGTCTCCTTGCAGATGGTACCAGAAAGTTCCGGAATATAGTTGCCATCCTCGTCATATTGAAAAATCTCCCACCATACCTTCTGCGAACCGCTGTTGTAGAAGTACGGCTCCACGCCGTGCAGAATCAGCACACGTTTGCCGAGTGCCTTCACCTTCTCAACATCCACTTTCTCGCCCGTGAGAATGTCGTTGCGCTTGCGTGCCGCATTCTTCTCCTCGGTGGTCGGCAGAGTAGAAATGTAATCATCAATGACATTCTTGCTCTCCAACTGCATGTTCTGGTAGCATCGGAACGAATAAATATCAATATCGGCTGCCTCCTGACCGATGGTGATACCGCCGTTACTCATCGCTCCGGTGCAGAACTCCTCCTTGTTGGATGTAGAGAACTTCACTTCTCTCACCGGGTCGCCATTCAGAAAAATGCGCGCCAGCGGAATGGTCGTGGCTGCGGTATTCAGTGAATCACTGGTAGGTACCAGTGCATCACCTTTGTTTGGTATCACGGCATTATGGATGTTCAGTGCCAGATGTACACGTTCATTTTCTTCAATGTGGAAATCTACCTCCGAGTCGGTGCTGTTGGATGCAGAATAGATATAGCCTTCCAATGGCAGGAGTTTGAAACCGATGGTATTGCCAGCCACCTGCTCGCAGATTTGGATGATTGCCTTCTTGGTATCGGTGACGTTGCGCACGCGAAGGTCGAACTCGAAGGTCATAGACGAATCCGGGGTAGTGTAAAACTGAGAGAACGGATTGAACTTGAAGTTGACCGATGATCCGGCAGGCACACGGAGCACCTTGATACCGTCTTCGGCAGTTACCCAACCGTCATTTACAAAACCGAAATTCTTCCAGGTGCTCGCCACCTCGGCATTGTTTGCCTTGGCATTATAAATCTTGCGAGGGTCCTTCTCGGTATTGTTGCGCACTTTTGGATTGAGCAGGAATGTGGCTCCTGCGGTAGGCGCATAAGCCTCGGTGTTATCGATGTCGATGCTGACATTATCTACGCCCATACAGTCGGTGAGGAAATCCACCTCCTCGTCGCCTACCTTACGGTACGCACGGAAATAGGCAGTAAACTTGTTGGACTGCTCATCCAATTCAATTTCCACCGTAGTGGAGAGGGTTGACTGAACGCCAGGCTGCACGTCCTGCTCTACACGGAAGTATTCTGTCACCTTATCGGAAGGGAACTTGTCGGTATAGGAGGTAAGATAGAAGATGGTGGTAACATTACCGCCATCATTGGTGATGCTTCCATCGCTGTTTACCTTCGGGCTATACACCGCATAATCGCAAAGCTTCACCTGAGTGAAGTTGACCGCCTCCTTTACCAGGTTCTGAATCATCAGATACGGCTTTCTAATATCCACACCTGCGGTCTGGGGATTGATGATCATAAAACGGTTCTCCAGAACATCCGATTTCAGCGTGCCACCCAATCCGTCGTCGCAGGTAAGCCAAGCCTTTACCAGTCGCACACCGTGAGTAAAGAGCTTGTAGGTATCTGTAGGGTCCTTGTAAGTGCTTCGCACGGTGGTTCCGTTCTCGGTAGAGGCAGAATCACGGTTGATGGTCAACACCTGACCATTGCCACCGGTAATCTCTATATGCAGGGTTTTCTGCACCTCGCCGTTCACCAGGTAGGCATAAGGGAAACCATTCGCCTGCTGGGTAGCGGCATAGATGGGGGTATGGTAATCCTGCCGGCAACTCAAAGAGAGGTTGGCGAGGGTTACGGATGCACCGATCACTACATAGGTAGAAGCCTGGCTCTGCTGGTTGCCATCACCGTCGAGATAAGTAAATCTCGCCTGCACTCTCACCTGCTGCGTGCCATCGGTGAGATAGGGTCCCAGATCGATGTTCTTATATTCGGTGGTATTGGAATAATCGGTAGAATCCAATACTTCCTCCAGGGTCGCTACGGTCTGCCAGGCGTTTGTACCGCTCTTGCGCTGTACCACCAGTGTACCCTTACTGCCTACGTTCAATCGGTCGCCGTTACTGGTACGCACGGCGTGGAAACGAAGGGGAACAATCAGCTCCTTTTTCGCTACTACAAGATTTTTGGTAGAAGAGATGGTAGAGAAGAGATAAGCGCCATAGCTATCTCCTTGCACGGTAGAGATAGGCAATGCCTCGTCAACAAGCAGGAGTGCCTTGATACTCGCATCCTCTTTGTCTCCTGCGGCATAAGCTTTGTAGTCTGCCTCATTGCGGAATCCCCACAGGTGATAGTAGTTGCTGCTATCGACGGTAGGAGACCAATGGTAGTAACCGACCTTCCTATCGTGCTCCTTCAACAAAGCCTGTAATGCTTCTCTTACCGCCTTACCCGAATAAGGCAAGCCGTTTCGTGCATCCTTACCCCAGTCTTCGGTAAGGACGTTGATAATTTTGTTTTGACTGATTTTTGCCATATAAAATATGTTTAATTTTTCCAACCTAGATTTTCCGTCCAAGGCTTCTCGTTAAGCCATAGACCGCTAGCGAAGCATGATAATACCGCTACCGCTGCCATTAACAATCGTCTTCTGAATCTACTCATAAGCTTATGATGTTTGTTCCCATTCTCCTGCTACCGCCAATCCGTTTACGATAGAAACCTGATAGGTACTATTCTCTACGAAATCAGGCTCCGCCACCCATCGCACGCCTGGGGGAAAGCTGATATTTACCTCACCGCTTCCCACCTTGAACTCCATCATATATTCATTAATGATGTCTGAGTCGCCTTTCTTGAAGGTGATATTAAGATGGGTAACGGTAGGAATCCAGCGGTAGAGCTTGTTAGGTTCCAGCTCTACCGTTGTTTCCGATGTTTCCACCACCAATCCCACTGCCTGCTTGTAGAGTGCATCGCTCAAAGCCGCACCTTGAATAAGGTAGGCTCTAGCGGCGGATGCAGGTATCTTCATCTGCTGACCGCTGGCTGCATAGAGCCAGAAGAAATCGACATCAGATACCTTTGAGCCAGTGGTAAGCTGGCTCGCTATCTCCTGTATTTTTACTTCCTGTGCCATAAGCTATTCATTTTTGGGTGAATCACTCGCTGTCTGTATGGCTTTATCGATAGCCATAAAGAAGCAAGGTGCGGTGGTGCGTTCGGAGAGTTCCTTGATGATTTTTACCTCATCATCAGAATACTCCGTATCAGCACTTCCGTTCCACATCTTTATGGCAAGAGCCTGTCCTGCCAATCCATATCCTGCCCCCTGAGAATAGATGATATTTGCCATCTGCTTACGGGCGTTAACGACCTGACACTGATTCTTGTCGAGTGTCATAAATACTTCCAAATGTTCTAATTCTATCTTCATATCTAATTAATTTTAACTTATTACATAACATACAATCCACTGACCACCATTGTACCATATCCAACTTACTTGTCCTCTTGTATCCGAATACCAGGTTGTTGCTGTTTTGAAATTACGAGAATCATAGATACTTTTATTCGTTGAAAGTGTCACCCTACCTCCTTGCTGAATGACCGTGTAGCATTGACCAAGTTTTGGGGAGGATGGCAGCGTTAGCGTTATTGCTGACGTATTGTCGCACGCCACCGTGTGATTATACTCAGTAAGAGTGTAGTTTGATGTAATCCTCACGAAAGACGGTCTTAAACCTATCACATCTCCACCACGTATGACGATAGCATGATTACCCTCGTAAGCGTTTGTTGAATCAAAACTACCGGCTTGGTCAGCCCAACGCGTGCGTAAGTCTAATGCCGTACACATCTTTCCGCCTGAGATTGGGTCAGATGGCGTTACTGTTCCCGCAGTTATATCGACAAGAATACCTGTGCTTACGTTGTTAGATTCACTTGTAGTAGAAACTATCCGAAGCCCTGTATCTAAATAGCTACCGCAAGTTATAAAGTAACCTCCACCGTGCAAATAGGAACGATTCATAAACTTCAAATACTCGCTAGACAACCCCATGCCTTCATTTTGCCCAACAGCACCTAAAGAATTTTTATAAATTGAGAATCCGGCTATACTTCCGCTTGTTGCGTCAATTCGGCCTGTTACATCCGCATTAGTCATCTTAACCGCGCCATTTCTTTTAACGCTAAATGGAGCTGAAGCCCCGTCTGATGCGCCAAGCCACAGAGCGTAATCATCAGATGTGGCAGCGTAACGGAACGAACCCCAGAGCGTATCACCATCCATGATGTTAATCTGCTGCGAATTTGCCATTGTGATAGTGGCATTCGCTGCGAGCAGAAGCTTGGTTGCTACAAGGTCGAAGTTACTTCCTTGTGCCCAGTGTTCCGTATCATTAACACTCGGTGACGATGATCGGTAGGATTTTATACAGTAATATACCTGCCCATCCACGACAACTACATCAATGAACTTATCGGTATCTTTAGTACCGTCGGAGTAATCGTAACTTCCAGTCTCGAAGCCATCGTGAGTTCGCTGTATCGGACCCTTTGTTCCCCGTGGACCAGAACCGCCCTGTTCACCCCTATACGCAACGGTATGCGACAAACACGAACCTTTTAATACTCCGCTATCCGTGAGGCTCTTGTACGTGATGGTGTGAGAGTTCTTTGTGTCCGTTGCTGTACCGACTACGGTAAACAAATCATCTACACGGCATCCATTACGCTTGCTGGATGTATCTGAGTCGAACGTCCAGACTGTACCATACGTTCCTGCGTTATTCCATGTACTCTCATTCCAATCAGTTTTGGTTATGCTGGTTACATTTCCTACGCCCTGCTTGCCTGTGTCTCCCTTCGGTGCTTTGTATGCCCACAGAGCTGGAGAAGACCATAAGCCTTGCGAAACATTAGGCGTACCAACCTTACCCTCGTAATACGATACATAGACATAGCGGTTATCGTCTGTCGGAGATGGTGGGTCATCCACCCAGCCGCTTGATAACTTGCCGTTGCTTCTCGATGGCTTGCTAGGTGGTGTGGAAGAGTTGGAGAGATAGAAGACGTACTCGTATCCGTCACCATCTACGCCAGAGACGTTTGGAAGAATGGTGAGAGTGATGGTATCAGAATAGCTGGCATTATCCAGTTTTCCGCTAACCTTCACCTTAACAACCTTGCTGCTTTTGCCCAGTGCATAACTCTTTGCATACGATACGTTGATAGTTGTGCCGCTGATACTTACGCCCGAAGGGAGACTATCGGCTGATACCGAGAGGCTAGAGCAAAGCTTGCCATCTACCACCAGCGTGCAGGATATAGCTTCGGAGAATGCAGCAAGGGAATTTCCTGCACTATCCGTAGGAATCGTCACGATATAATCTGACAGCGTAGCCTTTGCTGCGTGCTTTCCGAAATGCGCATACTCGGCAGGTTCAGAAAATGCTCCCCAATGACCATTGACAGAAACTCGCTTGCTTACCCATTCGTACAGATTCACGGCATCCACACCAGTTGGGTCATCCGTCCAACCGCTAGGAACGTATTCCTTGTCGGTTCGTAGATACTCTGCATTCGTACTCCAATCGCTAGGAGTTGGGTTGCTTGGAGGAGTGGAATCCACCGTGCGCTTGAAGATATACTCGATACCCTTTCCATCCTTGCCGAAAGATACGATAGGAACCATCTCCTGATCGAGAAGTGAACCCTTGTTGTCATAAAGTGCAAAAGTGATTCGAGTGTGGTCGGTGGATGCTGTTGCGCTGCCGCCTAATGCCAATGCCGTATCAGCCGTATCTCCGTAGCCATATTTTAGCTGATAGCCCGAAGGAAGCGCTGAGAGTGCATATCTCTTGTCATCGCTCGATGTAGCATACACTTTACAGCTTACGCTACTAACGTTTAGATTTCCATCCTTATCTACCACTACACTATCCACGGAAGGCACTACATCATAGACAATCATATCTGCCGAACGGAGAATAGTAAGTTCCTTGGTATATTCATAGCTTACACCTGCATACACACCAACCACCGTGATAGGGATCTTGATAATCTGTTCGAGAATATCCGATGTGATATTGTCTGCATCAATCGTAACCACTTTCTCCTTGTCCTGCAAGCTGACAGAAGCCTTCAAACCGTTTACCGCTCCTACGCTTAAATCGGAAATCTCCCAAGGAGTGTTCTGGTACATCAAACTTACCTTTGTTGTGATAGGCAGACCGATGTATTTTGCGGTCTTGGTGTTCCAGGCGATAGAAGCATTTTCGTTGCTCAAATCGCACACCATAAATGGTAGCGAGTCGTGATGAATGCGGACAGGGAACTCCAGGTTCTTTGTTACCTTGCCTTCCAGTTCTACCACGATAGTAATAGAACAGGCGGAAATCTTGCGCATAGCATCGTAATCGAAGTCTGCATCATCAGCAGAGCCAGCTACACCATCCTTAATCTTATTAATGCCAGTAAGGAACACCGCACCATTCTCTACCTTTACGTCACAACCGTTGCCGATTGCATATACACGATAATGCCCTGCGGTACATTCCATATTCTTCTCATCTTCGAGAAGAAGCAAATTCTCACCCTTATGAGCAAAGATAGCAGTGGAGATACGGTATTGCTTGACTCCTGCTTCATCGACCGACCACAGACCATTAATCACGTTGCCCAAATCATCCACCGTAATAACGGCGGCAGGCTGCGACATCGTGACATCATAGGCAGCTACATCGAGTTTCAGGCTATCCAAATCCTTAATCTGAGAGAGCGTAATCACGGCTCCACCGAGATACACATTGTTCTGAGCAAAAAGACCATTACCCTTCAGGTTCTCCCAAGTGCCATCAGTCTTCTTCACTCGCAATCCTCCGAGCCAACCATATCTCGTTACTCGGTTTTCTGCCTGAATCTCCCAAGTATTCACGCCGTCGAGTACCTCGATGTAGCTTCTGCCGCGAGAGCAAAAGTACATACTGCTCTGTCGCTGCTCGTCCGTGAAGTTACCATATTGAGCGAAATCCATAAAGGCACAAGGATCAGGAGTTCCCTCGGAACGCTTACCGTACTCAAAGACAAACTTGCCTTTCTCTGCCGTGATAATCTTCTTGACGTAGAAATAGGTCGTGAAGAAACCTCGGTGCATAGTGAAACCGCATTCATCCATCTCACCCTCGTTGTTGGTATCAGAGCCGTAGGCATTCTCAATATCAGCATAGATACCTCGGCAAATATCACCTACGGACAGAGAACCGTAATCATTCTCTTCTAGTTTCAAATCGATGGTATGGTTGGTTACGTCCACACTCTTGATAGTACCATAGCCGTTGGTGTTCCACTGCTCCGCTTTTGTAACGGAAATCTCATTGAAGACGAATTTCGGGGCAGAAATAAACTGTCGGGCAAAGATGGAATTGGCTTCCATATTGCCGTGCTCGTCAATCTGCGCTCCGTGGCCATACAAACCCTGCTCGAAATTATTGGTAAGGAACTTGAATACCGAAAGAACACCTTCTCGTGTCCATTGTCCGGCATTATCGCCAATATCCATACCTGCCAGGAACTTCTGCACCTTTTCAAAGGTAATCGCGCCATGGGCTACATCATCCTTGTCTTTCGCCAGGAAATGCTTCACGCCAAACTGACCCAGATATAGAGGAGTAACCACCTTCGTGTTATCCGTCTCCAGGCTGAGATCATTGGCTACGCCATTCAACTCGCTACCTCCGAGGGATAGCTTCGTGATTTTTGCAACCTTGGCAGTCAGCGTATCAAAGGTGGCAGAGAGGATGGTTTTGAGGAAGGAGATGGAATCGGTGACGGAATTATACTTCCACCAGGTGCCATCGATACCGCTCGAAAGGGATTCGTCGGTATTCAGTTTTCCACAATCCACGTGCTGGAGCCAGTCACGCTTGCGGGTCTTGCCATCTGCATCGGTTCTTACTTCAGAGATGATGCCCTGCAGATAGATGTAGTAGTATCTCTCGTCGCCTACCAGCTTGTCGGGATTGGCGATGGAGTAGCCGTATAGATCGATGCGCTCGCTCGGATATACCACCACGGCGGTATTGTTGTCGGCGGTGCTCGTGCGGGGGATGGCTGCATAGATGTACTTCCGCTCGGAATCAGGGAAGACGGAAGGGTAGGCAGCAAGAGGCCAGCGCTGGTAGTTATGACCGGCATCGTACTCCAGACCCGGAATGCCCTGCATATAGCAGAGGATGGATGCGCCGGAGACTACGCTACACTGAATGTAATCTGGCTCACCCATCGCATTAAGCTGGATGTAAAGCGCACTGCTCGAAATCCAATAATTCGTATTCTTTGCTTCTGTTGCCATTTTTTTGTTTGGATTTTTATTCATTTATAGGGCAAAGATAAAGGTTTTTGCGGTTTTAAGGGGGACAAAAAAGCTTTTGCCCTTTCAGGGCGCATTGATGCTGCTGCCATTACCCAGGGTGTTACCCTGGGCTAGGAGCTGCTGCCCCTTCAGGGCGTATAGACGACGATAAGGGCAGCAGGGCGTATAGGCGATGATAGGACTGCAGGGCGTGCTGGCTAGAGGTAGGGACTTCCGTTGATGTCGAGCTTGGCTGTGAAGGAAACAGAGTACATATTCTGCGTGGTATTATCGCTGATCGTTATCTCGTCCTCCTGGGTGATGGTGCAGGAGAGCCAGGTATCTTTTACCTTCAGCCAGACGTGCTCACTCATCAGAAACTCGTGAAGGTACCAGTAGAGCCAGGCGGTATCGAGGGGGTCGCTCTGATAAAGCCACGACTCACGGTTATTCTGCTTCTTGATAGCGGACCGGGAGAAGGTATTGAAGGTTTCCTGCACGGCTATTGTATAAGGGGTGGTTTCTACCGAAAGCTTCTTGCTGTAGGCTTTCGGGATATTGATGCTCTCCAGGCAGCCACGGGCATTGATGAAGCGGAAGGTACTGCGGGTTTCGGCTTCCGAGGATGGCAGAGCATAGAGGGCGTGACCGCCAATAGTCTGCGAGCCTTCCTTTGTGATTTTCTGTTCGGAAGAGGTAGGAGCGGTGAGTGCGGTGCTGGATGCCAATATCTGTGAAGAGACATAGGAGACTGGGTAGGAGAAGGATTCGCCTACAACGGTGACTTCGGGGATAGAAGTTGGCTTTCGGGAGAAGTCTTTTACTGCTGGGGATGGATTGGATAGAATGCGCTCCATATCCGACATGGCTCCTGCTATGCAGCGAAGGTCAGTATCGGTACCTGCGACAGGCTTCTGGGGATAATAGACCTCGCCTACACCGGTATGCACTTCGCCGTTTTTGTTCATATACTCATCGTAGGCTTTTATGTACCATCTTACGAGCGGGAAGGTTTTTGTGGTGGCGGTGTACGGGAAATTGTCGAGAGGGATGCGGAGTGCAGAGGAGACATCCAGGGCTACGTTATTGCCTTCGGTGGTGACGGGTACCGTGAGCTTCACGGTTTCGTAGCTTCCTCCGTTATCAAAGTTTACTTCTATGATGACACGGTGGAAGGAGGGGCTATCCAGCGTTTCGGGCTGGATGGTGAAGGTGATGGGGTTTCCGGCAAAAATGGAACCCGATGTGAGATTAATTTTCTTTGCCATATTATTCTTTCTTTTTAATTACGAGATTGGCTATATCCGAAACAAGCTTGCAATCTTTCGCCTCTTCGGGGGTAATCTTGATGTGGAACATCATTTCTACCTGCTGAATGAGATCGAGGAAATCGATGGATTCTAGCTGAACCTCATCACGAAGATTGGAAGAGGGAGTTACCTCGTGGTTGACCCATGAGGTTTTCAGTCTGTTTACGATGGCGATAATGCGAGGAGTTATTTCTTCTTTTTTCATAACTATGCTTTTGAGATGATAAAGGATGAATTGGTACCGCCAAAACCGAAGGCGTTACAGAGAATATGGTGAGGTGCATAGAGCTTCGGGCGCATCACCAGATTGAGGGATGGGAAGGCATTCTCCTCGGTCGTTACCGCGCCAAAGAGACTGCCGTAGGTGAGCATCATCACGGCTTGCACGGCTTGCGATACGCCTGCCATCCAACACTCATGACCGGTTAAGCCTTTCGTGGCTACTACGTTCGGACAGATAGGAAAAATCCTTGTGATGGCGTTGGCTTCGGCTTCATCTCCCATTGGGGTACCGGTGGCGTGAGCGAGAACGACATCTATCATACCTTCGTCCAATCCTGCGTTCTCAATGGCGTGAAGCATGGATACTTCCTCCTGATAGGTATCGGGGGTAGTGATGGCTTTTCCATTAGACGAGAAACCATAGCCGGAAAGAGAAGCGAAGGAATGCACTTTCTCTTCTTTCAGACGAAAGCTATCCGATGGTTCGAGGATGATACAGGCTGCGCCACCTGATGGTGCCAATCCGTTTCTACCTTTGCCAAACGGCTGCACCTTATCGGGTGAGAAGACACCGAGGGCATCGAATGCTTCCATGCAGTATTGAGATCCGCATTCCTGCGCGCCAATCACGATTACCATTTCCGTCTGCTTGCTATTGAGAAGCATCTTGGCAAGACCAATAGCGTGACCTCCTCCGGCACATGCTGCGCTTACGGTAAGCGATAAGCCGTGGATATGAAGGATAGATGCCAGGTTCATACTGATAGTGGAGTTGAGCGAACGGAACAATGTTTCTACAGACAATGTTCTGTTATGTACTCCATAGCCTATATGATTCACCACCGACCGACTTTCGTAGCATTCAGAATCATTACTTACGATAATAGACACGTTGTGATTTTCAAGAAAATCCTTACTAATTTTTGCTTCTTTTAAAGCTTCAAATACTGCATCGAGTACATAAAAGCCATGAAGGGGCAGGCATGCTCTCTGCGCACGAGTGAGAATTTCGTTATATTCTTCTACCCAAACAGGCACATTGCCGCATAAATCGGAATTGTATTTATCGCGGCATTCGTCGTGATGCAATCCGCATTTACCCTTATAAAGGTTCATGGCTACTTCTCTGGTACTTCTGCCTAGGGCAGAATGAATACCTGTTCCGGTAATTAATATCTTTTTATCCATTTTATTATTCTTTTTATGTTATAAAACATATTTTTTTTATCTGAAAGCTTTTGCCCTTACAGGGCGACATAAACCACATTCCATATACCCAGGGTGTTGCCCTGGGCTAGGAGCTTCTGCCTTTACAGGGCGTACACAGTTAACTCTACTTCGCCCATACCCGTCTTGGCATCAATGGTGGTATTCACCTTGTCAATGAGGCATTTCATACCGCCTATGTTCCACCAATCCTGCCAGTGATTCGGTATATCGGCAACTTGTGCTACGGTGGTGGTGCATCTTACCATGAACTTCTTTCTGTTCAGAAGGAAGTAGGCGTAGGGAAGAATGAAGGTGTCAAAGAGGCCGCGAGAGCGGATTTTAGTCACTACCTTGCCGTTCTCATCTACTTCATCGGCATTGCAGAGTACCAAATCCTTATACTTCGGATCTTTTAGCCACGATGGTTCCTTGAAGGCTCGTATCTTCAGAGAAAAACGCTCACCATCACCTACACCTTCCTGCACACCGTTATAATCAAACACGTTGCCCATCATATCCAGCGAGTCGCAAGCTAGGGCATACTTACCCGATACGGTGCGCCATTTGGAGGTTCCGAAATGATCGTAGTTGTAATCGTAAGACTGTCGGGTAGCATCGCTACCACCGCCACGCATCAATGCAACCGCAAAGCCCCATCGTGAATCATCCTGCAACGGAGAATTGCCATCATCGGTATCCGACGGGTCGTAGCTTTCTACAAGCGATAGGGTTTGCTGCATATAAAAATCGCAGAAAGCAGTGGAAATAGTCTGATTGATAATCTGCTCAACAAACTCATGCTCCATATCCTCATCTACATAAGCGCAGAGAATAGGCTGACTATCGGCAATGGTTACACCATATTTCTTGCCGTTATAGGAGTCGATTGCCTCGTGAGAGCCATAGGCAGCCTCTATCTCTTTGAAATAATTGACATCATTAAACGGAACAGGAGTAAAATCTACCGAAATATCGTGAACGAAATCTTCGTTTTCATCACTGCAATCTCCATATTCCACACCCTTGAACTGGCCTACCTCAAAGAGTACCGGTTTCAAGTCGGCTGTCGTGGTTGCATCACTATTCACCTTTACGCGATAAGCGTTGCCAGTCTTGCGGTCGATATAGCAGTGCTTATCTCCACTACTCAGATTATGGAAGAAATCGATGTAGTCGAGATTATAGACGGTGGAGTTATCGCCACTATCAGGCGCAGGGTAATCGATGTAATCGTAATCGGTAGAATAACCCATATTCTTGTTTTTGCGGCTATCGAGCACATTCTGCCGCTGATCTTTTGCGTCGCTCTCTGCCGAATAGCGCATACGTACACCGGTAATCTTTTCGGTCATCGGGACCATGGAGTGGATATTGGCATGGAAAGTTCTCGCCTCGTTGCCGCTCTTGCGTAACACATCACGGGTAAGGTAAGCTGTTACCTTCTTCTGTTCGTAATCATACGAAAACTTGATACCAAAGGCGCTTTCAAGTGAAGAGATAACGGAACTTACGCTCTCATCAGGGAAATTGCCGCTGTTGGCTACCATATTGAGTACGTTTGCCTGCACCTTGAACTTGCTGATTTTTGCCTCGATGCTGATACCAGTGACCTTGCCGCCATCATCACGAACCTCGCCAACCTGTATATGCTCGGTGGTGCCTTCGGGTGTGTGGAGTGTTAATTCCTGCACGTCCTTATTCTCTGCCTTCACGATGTTTATCTTTCCGCCGCAACCACGGCTTTCCAGCCATGAATTGATATGCTCCTGACTTTGAAAATAACCCGTCTTGATTTCGCCAGCTTTCTTCTTCTTGGCGATGACTTCGGCATCGTCTTTTCGATAATAAGTGCCATGGTGAGTGTGAAGACCAGGTTGTTTTGCACCCGTAGGGTCTTCCTCGTCGTACTGGTAGCTGACAGTATCGTAACTGCATACGGTCGTGAAGAAGCAGAGATGCTTCAAATCCTCTATCTCCATCAATGCCTTCTTGTCGAAAGTTACGCCCAGATAGGCAAAAAGGCAATCGAGGAAATAGAGCACATAGAAGCAGATACCCGACTGCGGACGTTTTGCATCCAATACCCAGTAAGGATAAAGGTCTTCGTTCGTCCAGGTGCAATCTTTTATGCTGATTACATCACTTGCGGTCTTTCCGTCATCATCTAACCCGTGATGCTTATAGCAGATACGAGCGTTACAATAGGTAGCGGCTCTGCCTGCACCATCTGTTTCACCATAAGCTGCTGCGGTATTGATATAATTGCCATTGCTGGCAATGACTGGCTCATTTACCTTGTGATTCTGAGGATAAGAACGCTCTGAAAGCTTCCGTGCATCACCCATATAATGCTGGGTAGATGTAGAAGTGTATTCATTGCAGCTTGCAGGGTAGGAAAAACCTAAGGCTTGCGGTTCCAAGACCTTGCTTACGCTTACATGGTCTGCCCTAATTTCGTGGTTTTCCGTATGATCATGCTTATGCTTGCCTCCAGTAACAAATACATCTACCTTTACTACCGGATCACTTTCAATATCCACCCTTACGTTTCCTATCTTCTCGCCGATGATAATCTGGTCCTTCACCGGAATATCTCGGCACTGCAGGTCGCTGATAAGCTCGCTGAAACTCTGCGTGCTGGCATCGATATTCATGCTGAGTGAATTGGTTATTTCCTCACCATCCTGCATAACCAGGGTACCGCTGCGGAAAGGCAGTCCGTCGGCATTGATACGAGTAGGCAGGTGCTCCATGTTGACGGCTCTTACCGCCGCATGCACGTCCTCAATGTTCTTTACCAGCCAACGGTTGCCGTCTAGCGGAATGGAAAATGGATAGGAGAACATTTCCGTATCGTTGAATACCGGATTCTGATCCTCTATATCTATAGAGAAATCATCGGGCAGAGCCACCGGCTTATCTTTGATTAATATAGAGAGATGCGAGTTCATTTTCTGATTTCTATTTTTGCGTTATCGTATAAGTCTATGAGGCGATGGGTAAAGGTGTCGATGAGCGCCGTACCAAAGGCATTGATTTTTTGGTGCCCATAGTCGTGAAGGGTGCCATCGGTAATGAAGACTACACTCTGGTCGTAGCTCTCTGCCTCGTTGCAAGTTACCATGTGGGCATAGTTTCGGGCGATGCCGTAACCTGCCTTGATGGTTGCCTTGCTGCCATTCAACAACTCTATCTTGCAGCCTTCATTCATTACGAGGGCGGTAGCGGCATTATGGAGGATGACGTGCGCCTTACCAAGGACGTATATCTTTCGGGAAGAGTAGAGGTGGATTTCCTCGTCGGTATCACCCACAAGGACGGTACCTGTAGGCGAGTCTTCATTATAGAAGATTCCACCCAGGTTAATATCTGCCTTAAACTCCGGATATACTGCCCTGAAAGCATCGATTACCTGCTGCGGTACCTCGGTGATTAAGCCGTGCCAATATTTGCGCCATGCCTCGCACATCTCGGGAATGCTCTGCGTGCTCTTGAAAGCATGCTGGGATTCCTGGCAGTTGCCACTCTGGGCAAGGATATGGACGCAAAGGGTCTTGAAACGCTGCGTGCGCTGTTCGGGGGTTTCTTTATTCTTTGTCATTTTTTTATGCTTCGGCTTCCTCTTTGGCTTCTTCTATAGTTTTTGTGAGAATAGCTTCATAGCCAGCAAGCTCCTCTTCGGTCACGATGTCAGAGTAATCCTGGCGAAGTTGGTCTATGCGCTCCTTGATGCCTTTCACTCTCGTCTGGGTAGATAGCTTATCCTTGCGAAGGATATACTTGATGCGGGCATCGGCTTCAGCCTTGTGCTTGGCGGCTGCATCACGGGCTGCTTTTACTTCCGGACGGTCGTTGGCAATCTTCTCGGCTACCTGCTCGGCAAAACGAGGGTCACGAGACAGCGCCTTCTCAAAGAATGGCTTAAACTGGGTGCGGAGAGTCTGAGGGTCGATGGTGAAGGCCTTCTTTGCGTAAGCGATGTATTCAGGGTCTCCAGTCTTCTCGCTCAGTCTCAGATAGCATTCGCCCATCTCTCTATCTACAGCCTTAAAGATTTCCGGAAGAATATCGCTTTCGATTTCTACGGCTCTTGTGGCTAGTTCGGCAATCTCAGCCTCGGTATAGATGGCGCTTTTACCCTGCGAGATAGCTTTCTCGTTGGCTTCTGCCATGGTCTTCGCATGCTCTGCCTTGCTTGCCATTTCACTACGGAGGTCACGCACGGTGTTCACCTGCTCCTGAAGGGCAGTAGAGAGGAACGGACGCAACTGCATCAGGTTGGGCATGGTAGCAGCGATACTTTCGCCGTTAGGGTTGGCTACGATACCATTATAGGTAAGCGGCTGTACGGTGGTGTCCGGTTTCAGATTAGGGAAGAGAGACTGCTTCGCCTCTTCCATGGCTTTCTTTTTCTGAAGTTCGGCATAGGCTTCCTGTTCCTGTTTGGTTGGGCGACCTACACGTCGCTTGTCGGCAGCAGATGATGATGCAGCGTTGGCTTGAGAGCTGCTGTAGCTATTCAGATAGGCGATCATCTGTCGGGTACGGCGATGATAGTCTTTAAACTTACGTGAGTTCTCGATAAACGAGTGTGCATTACTTGCACCTTCCAGGAGAGACAATCCCTGCTCATAGGCATCTTTCTGCTCCTGGGTAAGCATTCTTGCACCGATGGCAGGTTTCAAAATGTTGATGATTTCCTGTAATGATAAATTTTCCATAAATCCTTATTTTTGTTGTTTATTTGAAAATTACGAATATTTTTAGCACAGAATAGGGGTTACGAAGATACGAGAACCTTTTTGGTTGTTGTCGTAGCCTTCGCTGCCGCCCTTGTCATTCGATGATGAAGCACTGGAGGCGTTACTCGTCGATGAGGAGGAGCCGCCTTCTGTGGCGCTATCAGCTTTGGCTGCATCGAGTTTCGCTTGCGCTTCGGCTTCCTCTTTCTTCAGCAACCGATGAATGCTTTCCCTTACGGTAATGGCATCATTGTGCGCGGTGGAGCGGGTAAGCTTATCGAAACTGATAACTGATGTACGCTCCTTGAGATAGGCAGCTACAAGTTGACGTGCCTTCTTCAGCATCTTGTCGTTCTCGTCGGCCTGCAAGAGACGAGGAATAAAATCTTCGCCAAACGCTTCTTCCAGATATTCGCTCTGAATAAAAAGCATATCAGGGATGAGACGGACGAACTTATCTCTGTTGCCGTAAATATCGAGATACGGCTGTAAAGACTCGCAAGTAGGGAAAAGCAAATCACGATGGTAGTAGTAGTACTTACTTTCCTGCCAGAGGGTTACGATTTTCTCTATCGCCTCATGCTGCTTCTTCTCGGCTTCGGCTGCATCATCTTTGCCGCTATCTGTTCCTTCATCTGTTCCTTCGGATGAGGAACCTTGGTTGCTGCCATCTGAAGGAGTACTGCCCTCTGCACCATCGCCCGCTGCCCCGATAGGCATAGGTGTATTCACTTCCTTTGCCCATCCCTCCAAGAGGGAAAGCAGGTTATTGAGCGAGGTCATTGCCGACTGGCGGTAGCTTTCCTTGCCCTGCGCTATCTGCTTGTCGGTAGCTACGGCATAGTCGTTGCTGGAGGCTACGTTGATACCGGAGCCATTGACAGAGAGCGCTTGCTTCTCGATGTTCTGCGCCATCGCATCATTTACAATCATGCGCTGGGCATAAAGCAGAAGCTCATTCCAGGGGTCGTTGACGTAGGTACCATCAGCAACCGCATCGCAGAAGATTAAGGGTTCTATGCTCGCATACTGCTTGCAGAGACGGTCGTATAGGGATGCTCCCAGGCGAGGCTTCAAGAAGTCCTTTTCGCTATTGTCGAGCATACCCTGCAGGTTGGCTACCTCGTCCACGGCATTGCTGGGGAGGTGGAGCCTGAGTTCTTGATTCGTGAAGAGTATCATTTTTTTTGCTTTTACGTTATTATATATGGGCCCAGCGATAGAATCGCTGGGAACGGGGGCGGGTTAAGAGGCTTCTTGTTTCGCCACTCCGGTCTTCGAGTTATCGAGGGTGGTTAATACCTCTCGGTCTATCTGCCACACCAGGTGCTCGTCCCAATCGTTGAATCGGCTCAAAACTTCCAATGGGCGTATCATCAACTGCTGCAATGGGGCAAACTGAATCTGTTTTACCAGGAAACGTTCTCTCAGGTCGGTACCGCCCGATGATGCCGTATCGCCAGGAGTATTACCGATGAGCTTTGCATCAAGACCCATGGCAAAGAAAATAATACTACTTATTTCCTGCAACTCGGTTTTGTCGGCATTCGCCTGATCATTTGCCTTGGTTTCGATTTCCACGATTTCCCAAGCTTTGTGCTCTTTCCCATCGCTGCCCGTGAAGGCAGAGGAAATGAGCGCCTGACCTGCATTATCGGGATTGGCGAGCCATGTATTGATAGAGGTGAAGATTTCGTTCTGAATCTCACCATGGGTTTTCTTTTTCTTCTCACCCTGCTGCTGATAGAGCCTGCTAATATAGTCCTGGTGGATATAGATGACACGACCGATGATGTTGCTGTTGCGCTTCCGGGTGAGGCGATCATCTACGATGGTGAAGGCATACTCAAAAATGCTGCCGGCAAAGATGGAGTGCCAAAGGGCATCGGCATAGTATGGACCGCCGAAATCTCTTGGTGACATGATGAAGCGGGTAGGGCGTTTCTTGCGGCTTACCTGCTTCTGACGTGCCTCACGGATATTGCGCTGCAAATCCTTTACGGCTGATGTGGTAGGGAGATAAGGGATAGCCGCTATCTTGCGGTCTTCCTCTTTCTGCACGCCGACGTATTGGGTAGGGTCGAGCCACTGATTGCTGACGTAGGCATAGTTGATGCGGTAGTTCTCGTCCATGCGCTCCAGTCGGGTAGTGAAGATGCTGCGATGCTTCAGACCGATTACCTTCGGGGTCCATTGGGCAGTAGGAACAGCTTTGCCGCTTTCGTCGAGGGAACGCTGATTGAGCTGAAGTTCTACAAAGCATTGTGACATCAAAGCCATATCTCCTGCCAAATCGAGGAAGGTCTGCATCAGGTCGTTGTTTTCGATGAAATCGCGAACCTGGGCATTGGTTTCTTCCCATTTGTGGAGGGCTTCTTTCAGAGATTTCATCTCCTCGCTTTCCTCTTCCTTGGCTTTCAGGTCAGCTATCTGACCACGGAGCAGGACTCCTGCACTCTCGTAGGGGATATATTTCTCTGTGATGTTGCCGCCAACGTACTGGGTGTAATGATACTTGGCTGCGGGACCGCGACCTACCAGTATTTTCTTGATGTAATCTACTCCTGCTGCTGTGAAAGGCGACATGCGCGAGAGCATCCAGATAAGGTTTGGCAGTCGGTTGGCCATACCCCATTCCATAAAGCCTAAGCCTTCGGTACCTACGCCTTTTGGTTTGCCCAGGTTCTCGCCGCCACTTGATGCAAAGATAGTGGAAACCTGCTGCCGTGCTGCGGAACCGCCTGCGTCGCCACCACTTGCCGACATACCGGCTGTGGTTAGGAGCATGCCGTGAACGTAGTCGTTCCAGGAAAAGACTTTACCGCCGCCATTTTTAAGCGGCGTAAAGGCATCCGGGCGAACGGCTACATAGCCTGCATCTTTCAGTTCCTCACTACGATTTTGGAGCTGCTGCAGGTTGGTTACTCTGTTTTTGTTTTTGCTTGCCATTTTTGCGTTTCTTTTTATATGTTATCCTGAATGTGATTGAAAGAGAGAATGGTGGCGATATACGCACACCCGCTTTTTCTCTTGTTTCTGAGTGTAAAGTTAGGGCTTTTTATGGTTTTAGTGGGGACAAAGAGGGGATGGGACCAGCGATAGAATCGCTGGGAACGGATGCTCCTCTTCTTATTCATAATTGATAATGATCATAAAATCCTTGGCGATGGAGGAAATAGCGTTACTGATACTTTCTCCGATTTCAAGCCTTTGGGAGTGAGGGTTGGAGTACCAATCACCATCGGCTCTGCCTCTGCTTGCGCAGGTTCTTATTCGTATTGCTGCCATAAAAGATTATCTTTTGTTACGGTGGAAATGCAGTTACTCCAGGGGGTAAGGGCTTGGGCGATGATACTTATCCTTATAACGACAACCGCCTCTGTCGCCGTGTATCTTGCGATATGCCTTCGCTTCCTCAGTTCGATAGTGGGTGATGATGGCTTGCTTAATCATATTTTATTCATAACTAAAGGCAAGGAGATTGTCCTTTGTATGGAAGGTGCCGATACACTGCATCAAGAAGCTGTCACGAAAAAAGATGGTTTTATCCCGATAATCGTTGGTGCCGGTTTGCTTACGTACTTCCTTGGCGTGCTCTGTTCTCGCCTCGTGAATGGCTAATATCTTAATCATATTCTATTAATACGAAAGGTGGCATATCATTAGGATCATCCTCCTCCTCTTCGTGAGGAGGAATGCTGCCTTTATCTATTATAACCTTATTCATACTCTGTTAATATTGCCGCAGCCTTCGTCTGCGAGTTTGTATTTGGAAGGATATTCGACTCTCCATCCTTGGAGTAGTGAGCCGTGATAACATTCAGAATACCAGGAGGAGTGTTGATTGTTATGATGCTAACCATACTTTCTAATCATACTCTAATAATATTTTCGGTTTATCTACATCATGCCCTTTGCCCCCTCCACATAGGCATAAAGCGATACCTTTCGGGTGAACAATTATGCCGTTTTGGGATGGACTATAAGAGCCAAGGATGATAGGACGATTACAAATCATTTCTTCTCCAAAAACTGATGATACATACTTTCCAACTTAGGATTTGAGAACTTGCCGTTTTCTTTCCAATCGTTGAACAACGTCATTACGTCGGTATGGATGGAAGAAAGCTTTTCCTGCATCTCTTTCGGAGTGTGGTACCAAAGATGCGACTCTTTCGTGAAGAGGGTGAGGATGGCTTTCAATGCCATGGCGTTCTCATGGCTCGGCTCTATCTCAAACTGATGGAAGACGCAGGTGTCTTTATCGTTTGCCTGAAGGAACTTGCTGACGGCTTCATCTTTCAGGAAGAACCTTATATCTACTTCTTCCTGCAACACATCTTCCAACTTTCTCTTCAGCGGAATAGGGTCTGGGAACTGATAATCGAAGGCTACATCTTTTCTCATTGAGAGACAGAAAACACGGTCACGGTTCTGCGGAACACCATAGTCTTTGGCATTGAGGCGTGCCCATCGGCTTACGTAGCCGAGAGAAGAGAGTTTATCAAGCCACTTCTGAAAATCGGGCATAAACTTTTCGCTTACCAGGGCTGCCACGTTCTCCTGGAGCAGATACTTCGGACGCAAAACTTCTACGGCATCGGCTACTCTCCACAATAATGCCGAGCGGGTATCGGAGCCTTCCTTCAAGCCCATCTGCTTGCCGGCTTGCGATATATCCTGACAAGGTGAGGAATAGGTGAAAAGGTCGATTCCTTGCCCCCCCACATTATTCTTTACCTGTTGCCAGTCGATTTTGGTTATATCGCCCAAGGCTTTGTCAGCAAACTGCGGAAAGATAAGGTCGTGCATCTGACAGGCGTATTTGTCTATATCGCTCCAGCCTACACATGTCCAACGGAAATCAGGATGCTGCTGGGCAAGGACATCGGCTGCCATGAGCTGCGAGTCATAACCGGAGAAGGTGGTGAGAATAAGTTTTTCACCGTGGTTCTTATCTACCGGATAGGGTGGAAGTTGGTCTTTTGGGAAGAAATCGGCAAAGAAAGAGGTCTGCGTCTCACGCTTTGGCTCTTTCGGATACCAGAGTTGCTGATAGATGGCTGCGAGCACATCTACCACGATGGAGTTACCTGCTTGCTTGTATTGCTGACTGGCTGATACTGCCATATCTTCTGCCTTTCCCTTGCTCTTATAGCCAGCTACTCGCTCGGCTGCCTGGGCATTGGTACTCTGCATCGTGCGAATTACATCATCTCGCACACCCATCAATCGGAAACACTCGAAAGGTGTCAGCTTTCGGATGGCATAAGACTTAATGGTTTTATCCTTGAAATTGAACTTTGTTATCATTTTGTTTTGCTCTATAAATCGTTAATCAAAGGCTGTTGTCTAACCATATACAAATCAAGAGAACGAGTCAGGCTCCAAATTGGCAATATAACAATAACGCTGCACGTCGTTTTCGCTAATGAACATTTGCCAATTCTGTTCGTCGTGGGAGAAATGTTCATGCACAAAATGAGTGCCATCGCGTCGCCAACAAAGAAGCGACCCTATGCAATGCGGTTTCTCTCTGGCTGGGTGCAACAGTTGAACAATGTTGCGATATTCTGCTGTTTCATTCACTTCTTCATCACAAAGGGACACATTTTTGACGCTTATGCCATTTGCTTCATTCTCAAGACAAACTACATCTTCTGTTGTCTGACTTTCTATCATTTCAAGAGCCTTTGATGATAAGAATATCACGTTAGGCAGTCTGTTGTTTCTTTCCATAATCTTATTGTTTTTATAATCATTATTTCCCTCTCCTCATCTTTTCCATTTCCTCATTCTCTTTCGACAACCTTTCCAGGTGTTCGAGAACCAGGGAATAGGATTGAGTGTTGACCTGATCTTCTGTTAGGCCGGCATACTTTTGCATCGTAGCGGTGGTGGCGGTGTAGATTTCCATCGGGGTTTGCAGCTTCTTATTATCTACCTTCTGCACCTTGAATACATGAGGGTAGCGATGGGCTAGGGTGTGCATGATGCCACTCCACCAGAAGAGGATAACCTGCCAGTTGGCTTCCGGATATTTGACGAAATAACCTGCGTTCTCGGTAAACTGCTTTGACTCGTAATGAAAATCGTATTTCGTGATGCCTGTTGTCGGGTCGACGTACTGGGTGGTGGTGTTGAAGATGGTGGCAAGGAACATGTTTCTGGCACTGGCTACACTCTGGGCTTGCGTCTGGAGTTGTTCCTCGGTGAACTTATTCATCTGCTTCATCTTTACCAGATTATTGCTTAACTTAGTGTAGGTCTGCATCATATCACTGGCAAAACGGTATTGCTGCCAGGAGAAGCCATCGAGGTCTTGGTGCGGACCTTGGAAGGCTTTTGCACGACGGTACCACTTGGTTTTCTGCCGGATAGATGGATAGGGGAAGCGGGTGAGGAAATTACCGCTATCTGCATCCAGCCAGTCGAGAAGACCTGCGCCCTGAGCGATGTACTCAGGGGAGGTCTTATCATCGGTCTTGGCTTTCGAGGAGAGCCAATAGTTGAGCTGCCAGAGATAGAGGGGGAAGGGGATAGCCGATTGGGTACCAGCGATAGAATCGCTGGGAACAGGGGTACAGATGGTGAGGAGCTTCTTCAGGAGGCTCTTCTTCTGCGGCTCTATGCTTACCAGGTAGTGCTGCTCATTGATGGGCAGACGAGGGTCGGGGTAGGCATTGATGCTTATCCCCGCAAAAAGGAAGAAAACGGCTATCTTCACCTTCTGCATATCGAAGGGGTGATAGCGGTCTGCCTTGGATTTCTCTATCTGCTCCAGCATGATGAGGGCAATCTGCTCTAGCTGGGAAGGGGTGCATTGGTTCCAGCCCTTTGGAATTGTAAGATTTATTTGTTCTTGCATATTCTTAATTTTTAAAGGTAAAAAAGCTTTTGCCCTTACAGGGCGACTTACTGATTGCTATTATACCCAGGGTGCTGCCCTGGGCTAGGAGCTTCTGCCCTTTCAGGGCGTGTGGGGTTAAGGTTCTTTTTACCTTTTTACCTTTAGAACGGCAGGTCGCTGTTAGGATCATCGTAACCTGGCATTGATGAGTAATCATTGCCTCCATCTGCTGGCGGTACATAGGCGGTAGCGTTGCCAGCGGCTCCGTAGGCTTGCTGTGGGTACGTCTGCTGCTGGGCGGTAGGCTGTGGCTGATAGAGGCTGGCGATACGCTTATTCATGCGGGTGCGGATTGCCTTGAAGAGGTGAGAGTTCTCATCGTTGAAATCCTGATTTACGATGTCAGGGTCTTTCTCCTTACTATACTCCTTTACCTGTTCTACGAGTTTCGGGAATGCTTTGGCTACTGCCTTGACGTACTCGGTGGAGAATGATATTTGCATTTCGTGGGTAGGCACACTTTTTTCGGTGTCGCCACGCTCGATATTACTCTGTCGAATCTTATTCTTGTACGAATCTTTAAAAGGTTCGATGTGAACTCTCAACTTAGCCACCTGTCTGTTAACATTATCTTTTTGATATGTCTCTATTCGAATTTCGTTTACATCGAGAGGAATGCAAACATAAGGACGCTTTGCATTCTTCTCATCGATACCTACTAAGACCTTTGCTCCATTCAGAGACAAAAGGTCAACATTTCCATTGTAAGAAGCCATTTTTTACTTTATTTATTTGTTAAAAACTTATTTTCATTCCACCATTGGTGATGAGACTGCCGTAACTGATGGCATTGAGGCGACGGAGCCAGCCTGCCTCAAATTCTTTCTGGCTAGGACGCTTGGCGAAGACGCGTGCGATATACTGCTTGCGGCGTGCCTTGATGCGCTCGAAGAACTGCTTAGGGGGCTGTGCATTGAGCGCCTTGAGGGTCTTGCTGCCCACGATACCATCGGCGGTTACTCCTAGCATTGCCTGCACGAGGGTGATGCCTGGGGTACCACTAAGCCATACCCAATCTACCAGGATATTGGCGATGCTCTGGTCTTTGATAGCATCGGCTTTCCATCGGTTCCAATAACAGCGGCGAAGGATGGAGATAGCATCGGCTTTGGTGATAAGCTTCACGTCCTTTGCGTCTATGCGGCCATCGTTATTCTTGTCGTAACCTTGGGTCTGCCAGGTTTTGAGGGTTACGCCCATGTTGGTAGGACCGCCCTTATCGTTTGGGTGGTTCACGTAACCTCCCTCGAAGGAGAGAATGAAATCTGCAAGAGGTTGAATCTTTGCCATATCTTTTCTGTTTTATCGTTTTTATTCTGATGGCAAAGATAGCAAATGCTAAAAAGATGACGGGGACAAAGAAAGCCTCCCTGCGGCTTTTACAGGCGCAAAGAGGCTTCAAAAAATGTTATCCCAATCTTTTTACTTTAAATACTTGCACTCGCTAGTGCGAAATCCATATTACCTATATCAAAACAAACTACATCGTAGCGTGAGCGGACATATAGTCCCATATCTTAGTACAATCGTCTTCTTCGGGTTGCCAGTCAGCATCCTGGAAATAGAAGAGATAAGCTGCCTTGATGATTTCATCTTCTGTCATATCGCTGCACAGGTCAGCATACATGGCATTAAAGGCAACATATTTATCCCAATCGTTCACCTTTTCACGGAACTTCATGCCCTTGGTGGCATTCACTATCTGCGATTTGGTCCAATGCGCTCCGGATCCTACCAACTCACCATTCTCACCTTTCTTGCTGTACACAAGATGGCAGACATCATGGTTGGCCATTTTCTCACTGTAATGACGATCATAGAACACTGCGTGCTGGTGACGGAGGATGCACCAGTACAATTCCGGATTTGTTTCCTCCAGGGAGGCGAGGTCGCAGCTCAACTGCTCCATCGCCTCCATCATCTTCTTCTCAGTAGCCACGCCGTGAGCGCGGGCCTGATCTATCAACTGAATATACTTCATCGTCTCTTACCTTTCCTTTTGTTGGTGGATAGTCATGCGATGGTGAGTGTTAACGGAGCATCGCACACGAAAGTCTTGCTGCAGGAGCAGCAGGCTACCTTGACAAGACGGTTTTTCACGCTGCCAAGAGATGTGGTAACGTTCGTGATTGCCGTAGCAGAGAAGACAGGAATGGTGAAATCCTGACTTACTACCTGCGAGCGGGTGCAGCAGGAGCCACAGTTGCAAGGCACGTAACTGATAACACCCTCTACATGAATCGTTATGAGATATTGCGAAGTACCCACGTTGTCAATACTCTTTACAGAGAACTGAGGGTTGAAAACCGGAGTCTCGTCCACACATGAAGGAGCACAGAGCTGCTGCGTGATATTTACATCATAATAGGGAGCAGTGGCGGTTGCACCTACTGCAAGCGTAGCCATGATGCAGGCTGGAATTGTTCTTTTGTTCATAGTCTTTTCTGTTTTAATAGAGCGACGACTTCACCGCCGCATTAATGTTTCACCTGATAGCCCTGCGTCTTCTCTACCGGAAGGTTCTTCTGAAGAAGGTCGGCGAGTTCGTCAAGATCCTCCTCGTCAAAGGTTATCACACCCTCCAGGATAGAGAGCGGTCCTTTGTAGCGAAGCTGCTCTACCACATCGTGCGCCATCTGCGGAATGCTCTCTTCGGGAATGTTCCCGAAATACTTGGCGAGCATCGGGGTGACAAGCGCATTGACCACAGGCTGAATCATCGGTTCTATATCGGCTTGCAGAGAATAGTTGCCGCTCACCAGTCCCATGCTGCCGATGGTAGCCTGGAGAGACTGGAGCATAGGCAAGTTCATCAGATTGCCAGCCGCTATCTGAGAGATGGCAGGGCGTGCCCATTCGGACACCACCGCTGCCAGGATTTGCGAGTTCTTGTAATCCATATCGTTTCTTCCTTTTATCCGAAAATACGGTTACTGATTACAAGCGCATCCACATCCCATCTGACAAACATTGCCCGATGGAATCATCAACTTAGTAACATTCAAAAGTGAAGCCACCTGCGATTTCAGCACGTCGATATTGGCGTTGGCAGCGGCATTGTATGCCATCTGCTCTGCGTTGACCGCCTGCTGTGCATCCTTGTTGGCATCCACCTTGTTTTCGAGCTGGCGAATCTTACCGTCAAGATACTGAGTAACCTCTACCATCTTCTTGTCGGTATAGTTCTCACTCTTCTGGATAGCAAGTTCCGTCTTCAATGTAGAGTTCTCCTGAATAAGGTTGGTCTCACTCTTGGTTACAAAGCGTGCATCCGGATCACTCGGATTGGCAGTCATGCCATTGTTGCCTCTGCCGAGGTTAAACAAGGATGCACCGCCACCCAGCAAACTGGTAGCCAAACCTGCGATACCAAGTCCAAGGGCGGTATTACCCAATCCCTTGCTGGCAACATCATAGTTGCCATCATTCGTTTTTACCTGCATAGTTTTTTGTGTTTAAATTCTTCCAATATCGGAATCGTATGCAAAGGTAATAGGAATGAAGTAAACAGAAAAGTGATTTTCATTAGATGTTCTTGCGGATAAATCATGAAGCAGGAACACTAATAGACAGATAAGAAAAAGTACAAACGTGCAGAAGTACATAAGTACAAATGTACTTTGGTACCAAATTACATGGTTTCTTCCAAAGCCTTGATATACGGGATGGCTTCGTCCCTGATAATGTCGAGAAAGAGTTGTGCAGAACGCTTCATAGGTACATCCTTCATCCAGTGGGCATTGCTCATCAGTTCTTCTCCTATGCCCTGGATAGGACGAGCTATAAGGGTAGGGTGATTCTTCAGATACAGCTTCGGCATAAAAGTAACCAGGTGAGTATCTTCTATGATGGCAAGGTCTTCGTCTGGGTCGCTGACGATACACTTTACGCTTAATTGGTGAGATCGTTCTGCAAATATTGCTGAAAAGTGTTGAAAACACGTTCGCCTACATCGGGCATGATGACACCGTGCTTCAGCAGGTCATCGTATGTTACCTTATCTTTCCTGGCAAGAGGGTGTGTGTTTCGCATGATGGCGCAAATACTGAATGGGATGCAGGGCTGGCTCTCGATGCCCTCGTTGGTATAGGCTTCGTTCATCGTAAAAGCGAGATCCAGTATGTGGTCTCGCAACAGGCGGTTCAGGCTCGTTGCCTTGGAAAATTCGGCATTCACTCTTACGTTAGGGTATCGCTCCATGAATATAAGTGCAGCCATACGGATATAGGGTGCGATAAAGGAACCGACACCGATGCGCAGTTCTCCGGTCATGCAGTTGTTGAGTGCATTGATATGCTCCTTGCAGTCTTCCGTCAACTTCAGTATTTCCTTGGCACGTGGCAGAAGAGCCTCCCCGTTCTCGGTGAGCATGATGCTGTGCGATGTGCGTATCAACAGCTTGCAGCCCAGTTCATCCTCCAGAGCCTTGATGTGCTGACTGATGGCGGATTGGGTGACAAAACATCGGGTGGCGGCGATGCTAAAAGAAAGCGTCTCTGCCACATACATAAACGAACGCAAATGTCTTAGTTCCATAATCTTCTACTCTTTTAGTTACACTATATATATTAAAATTTTATGCTGCAAAAATAAGAAAAATATTCTATGCGGAAACGCATTTTGCATAAAAAAATCTAATTATGGGATAAGATATTAAAAAATGAAAGATATTTGCAGTTTTAAATGCGAAAAGCCCCGGTATCTTGCCTTATTTTACTAAGGATCAATACCGAGGCTTTGATTTATAGAGTGTAAATTGCCAATGGAACGCATTGGATAGGTGAGCGATTATTCATCATTCTCGCCAAGCATAGCGGTTTCATCATTGATAGATGCTACCTGCTTGCTCCGCTTAGATGACTGCCGGGGAGCGGAATTGGTATCGCTCTTGTCAGTTCCGCTTACACTTCCCCCGCTGTGCCTGCACCATTGCAGAGAGAATCCCATCCACTTTCTGGTGCGGCAATCTCATAACGGCCGAAAGTTGTCGGACTGAGGGAACCGCTCAGTGTAACTACACGATCATCTTCTGGTTTTTTGCCCGTGTCTCCTTTAATATTACCGGAGTCGTATTTGAAGTCGTGCTGCTTGTCGTAAACGATGATTGATTTATCACCGTCCTCGATGATATAACCACACTTGAGGTTATTGAGACCACGAGCCACATAAGCAGTATCGGCATTTACGCTCTCAAGAACGTAGTCCAAGGTCTGCTTGAAACCCTTCTGGAAACCGAGGTTCTCCCAGGTGTGACCCTGACCGCCATCCTGGCACTCAAACTTGTAGAGACCCTTACCTTTCTTGAAGGACGCAGCAGTCAGCGCTGCATAGGTGTTCTTACCTTTCTCTGGTGAGAGAGGAGCAGCAAGCTCACTCTTGATAAAGACATATACGTTTACGCCAAGACCGCCGAAATTTTCCAAGCAATCGTTCTCGGAAAGCAAATCCTTGATCTCTGGGCATGTTACTGTTTCTGCCATAATTGTATCTTTTTTGATGATTAAACGAAATGGCGGCGGAAGCCATATCCCGCCAGGTCAAGCGACCGCCGCCGAGGATTTATAGAGGACTGCCTTTTTGCCTGTTGGACCAGCGATGGAATCGCTGGGAACGGGGGCAGGGGAGGGGGTTAACCCTTCTTGAAGAAGGCGGTGATACCCATGCTCATACCGGTGGCGGCGAACTGAATCTTCTTCTCCTTGCTGCCAGTGCTCCAGTGAGAGAATACATCGGTAGTGCCCTCTGCCTCCAGGGTAATAACCTGGTTAGGAGTTGTGCCTACTGGCTTAGTGTACTCTACGCCGTTTACCTTCACCTTACCATCGGTAACAGGAGAAGCATCCTCCATTGCGGTTGTTACAACAAGGTTAGAATTGGTGTAATCACCAGCTACGTACTCTGCTGTTGCAAGGTTGCCGTCTGACATCGCAAAGGCGTATTTGAACGGATTGCGGATACCTGCGCCCTGAATTGACTGAATCTGGAACTGGATGTCGCGCATATCGTCATCGGTACCCACCTTAACGCCTACGTAAGTCTTGTTACCCTCAGAGTCAACTGCATAGACGAAGTTCTTAGGGATGGTAACGTACATACGATCACCCTCACCGAAATCTGCGATAGGGCAGAGTGTTACACGAGAGAGACCTGGAAGCTTGAAGTTACCGCCGTCCTCGTACTCAACCTTGAAGTTGCCGTGGAACTTGTTAGCGTAACCTGCAGCGATGTACTGAGCTGTCAACTCGCTCATGTAAACGAGAACGTTCTGCTTGCGCAGACGGGCATCCCACTTCAGGTGCCATGCCAGGAAGTTGTCGTATGGAGTAGAGTCGTTGTTGTCAGAAGGCTCTGCGATTGACTCGCAAGGAATCAAGTTGCCATTAGCCTCGCTGATAAGACCATCCTCGATGTCATGCTTGACACAGGTATGGAAACCGTCATACAACGCCATAGCCTGCTGTGAAGCTGGAGTGCTCTCATCACCCTTGTCAAGACTGATGTCACCATTCCACAAACAAGCGGTAAGGTTATCGGCATAGTTGGCAAGGATAGCAGTAGCAGCCTCGGTAGCGAGAGGGTACTGACCCTGAGCGTCTGTACCGAATACCGTTTCGCAGTACTTATCGATGTTATCAGTGTAATGATCCCAGGCGAGCTTAACTGTGATTGTACGTTCTTTCAGGAATCCTACCTCGCTGTTCACCTTAGTGTGAACGTCCTTACGGCGGGTGGTACCACCCTTGCGGAGCAGAATATGGATGGTGCGCTTATACTGAACACCGGAAACGATGTCGATACCCAAGCGGTCCATCTCCTCTGCATCGGTGTAACCTGGACCCATGAGGATTTCCTTAGTTACCTGCTCGGCTACGTGCTGCAAGGCAGTAGTGCCGATAAAATCTTTAGGAAGTGTTGCCATAATTTCAAATAATAATTAAAAAAATGAATAAGAATGTTTTAACCTGAATACTTAGTGTTATCCTGATGCTGGAGGGGTTACTCCTCGCCTCGCTTGAAACGCTCGAAAGCTGCCTTGCGCTCTGCATTGGTCTTATACTTCGATGGGTCAAACTCACGGAGGTTCTGAGCCTTTGCACCCTCACCGTTGTTCTGAGGTGCTGCGCCCTGTGCTGGCTCCTCACCTGGGTTCTCGTTCAACTCAGCAATCTGAGCGTCCTTGTCGGCGATGGTCTGCTGGGCAGTAGCGAGTGAAGCCTGGGCAGTCTTCAACTCCTCATCTACCTTAGCCTTCTCCTCATCAGCCTTTGCCTTAGCGTCGTTGAGGGCTTTGATGTCCTCATCTGCCTTAGCCTTTGCCTCTTTCAGATTCTTGATTTCCTCGTCCTTCTGGGCGATGGTCTCAGCGAGTGCGTCGTGCTTTGCCTGAAGGTCGGCAAGACTCTGCTCTGCTGTGGTGGCTTTCTGCTTTGCATCAGCCACAACCTGCTCCTGCGATGCGAGATGAGCTTCGAGGGTGTCGAGCAATGGGGCATTCATGAATGCGCCTTCCTCCTTCACCTCAATCTGCTGACCATCCTGCATACCGCAAGCGGCATTGATCTTTGGATAATTTGCCATATTGATTTGATTTTTGGTGTTTGTATGTTGATGATTTTCTTGTGTGCGCTTGATAGGCTCGGCTGCGCCGTTGTAAAGGTCGAAGCAACGCTTTACGCAAGAGAAGAAATCACTCTGATCATCCATCAGGATTCCCTTCACTTCCTCGGCATCGAATACCTTACCATGAAGGTGCTCATCCTTTGCAGCAGGACAGGCTTTCTTGATGTCAGCTCTGAACTCCACGCCTAACTCGGCAAGTTCTTTTACCAGCTTCTCGCTATCGCCATCATTGGCAATGTCACGGAACTCTCGGTTCTTATCGAAACTCTCAGGGTCGTAAAGCTCGTGATAAGTTTCATCGGTAAACTGATTTTTGCTACCATCGGCCTGCGTATAGAAGGATGCCATCACACCGATACAACCGATTTCGTCCTTCGGGTGCATGTAGTAACGCTCATCGCAGAGAGATGCGAGATACATACCTGCCGATGCACACATGCCATCGATGAAGGCGATGACTGACTGACCCTGCGAACGGGCATAATTGATAGCCTGCTCATAATCGTTCTTTGCCCAAGCGGAACCTCCAGGAGTGTTGATAATGAAGATGTGACCTCGACAGAGGGGATGATTGGCCGCATTGATCATCATGTTGCGATGGTCGATAGAACCATATGAGCAACCGCCACCATTTCGGGTGATAGGACCATCGACGGTGAGCACAGAAACAAACGGGAAGGTCTGCTCGTTCTCATCCTCCAATGCCCACTGACCTCTCACTTTCTTTCCATCCTCGGAAATCTGATATTCCTCCGGGTAATAGATGGAGCCATCGGCTGCCTTCACGGTTACGAAGCCGCAAGTAGGTGCTGGGCGTTCATATACGGCATGCGCATTCAAATTCTGCTCCAATGCCTTTCTAATTCCGTGAACAAAGTCAGGCGAAATCATCCACTTCTTTTCGGTCAGAATTTCATAAAGACCTTTCATTGTGGGTAATAGAATTTTAAAAATTAATGTATGTTATCGTTATCCTGAAAACAAATCTCCTTACCTTGTTATTATGCTAGAAGACTATTGATATTTTCTGAGGGCAAAGGTAATGGAAATGCGTGGGCGTATAGGGACAAAATAAGCCTATATGCCGAAATAGCTATGATTTAGGGGAAAATAAAAACCCTGCGATCCTCACGGACGGCAGGGCTGAAACTCAAATCTAATTTAACATTATTATGAATATAAGTTTTTTTAAAAAAACTAGAAGATAATTAGATACTGATTTTTCTGTAACTAATTAAGAAATCGTTATCGGAATAAACTCCGACATCGCCTGACAGATAGCCGTAATACTACGGGTCTCAGCATCGTTCTGACTGGTTACGGAATCGGTGATACCGAAGGTGCCAGGCAGCGTATGGCACAGATAAAGCGAGTCATCCTGCTTGCGCAAGACTATATAATAGTCCTTTCCGTGCATATTCTTGATGATTTCGGGTATATTCCCCTTTCCGTCACGGATATTGGCGGTAATCTCGAACTTGAAGACGGTACCGTTGCCACCTTCCTGGGAAGTCTGCTTGGCGGTGATGGCATCTGCCACCACGTAATTATCGCCTTCGCTGGTGGCAATATGGAGTGCTTCGCCGGCAAACCTGCAGCCATTCATCTGCAACACCCGCTGCACAATGAACGGGATAGGAAGGGAACTTTCCCTTGCAGCATAAAAATAAGCATCGGTTACTCCATCAAGAAATAACTCTCTGCAACTATTTGCTTTTTTCATATCTTTTCCTTGATTTATCTATTATTTAACGTTTATTATATTATGAATTAACACCTATTATATAAGGTGTAAAATCATAGCCACTGCACTTCATCGATGCGATTGGGCTTATCACGGCTATCTTTATACTGCATATCCACACAGGAATAGCTCTTGAAGAAGCAGTGCTCCGTGCGGAACCATCTGCCGATGATGCGGCGCAATACGTCTTTCTCTTCCTCGCTGGCTTCTATACCATATCGCATTAAGTACCGCTCCAGCATGGCATTATGGGAGCGGGCGATAACCCTGCCTTTGGACGTACAAAAGTCGAAGGTGGATAGCGACCATTCTACGAGGCTGCGCTTGAAATCGTTGTTGAGTGAGACCGCCAGCGCACGCATTCCGTTCATATCGAGTGTAAAGGTAGGCTTTACGGAATAAACGGTATCGACAATCTCTACTTCGCTGGGTAAGCGGATGCAGAGGTAATCATCATTGGCTCCCTTGCCGTCGGTCAGGCGACCGTTGAGCTGCTGAACCTCTCGGAAGGTGAGCCAGCTTCCGGCATCACGGCGCATCATCACCTTGCCTCCGGCAGGGTGCCTGCCCGTGAGCATATTGCACCATTGCTGCTGGGAGAAACAGCCGAGGTCGATACGGCTGCTGCGGGCTGGGGCATTGATGAGGGAGTTGCGCATGATGAAGTGCTCGTGCGAGTAGTTACTGAACACTACCGGCTCATCCTTTGCCAGGGTGAGCTTGGGATCGCGGTGCCGGAAGAACTGGCAGCGGGAGGTGGGGAGACGGAGATAGATATTTGGCATTTTTTACTATTTTAGAGCGATGCCTTTCTGCTGGGCATAGTAGAGCATGATGGCATCGGTGATGTAGAGAAAGTATTTCTGCATGCTGTTGCCTTCCTTCGGGCGTGGTACCAGCTTGTCGAGCTTGGCAGTCTGCTCCTCGCTGAGATTAGGGATGAGCTTCATACCGTCGATATAGCAGCCACCTGATTCCGTCTTGGCGATGAAGCTCTCATTGAACTTCTTGTCTTCTCCGAAGAAGAGGTTGATGGCTTCTATCATCTGATCCTGGGTGAAGCCAGGGAGTTGAGGGTGCAGCTTACGATGCTTGGCCGAATAGGTCTTCATACGCTTATCCACATAGGCATTGATGCTATCGGCATACTCGCAGTAGAGGTCATTATCCTTACTGTCGATGTCCTTGGTTCTTGCGAAATTGAAGAACCCCTGCATCTGCTTCAATACCTGCAGAACTCCGTCAAACTGGTTGAACTCGACACTGCCATTAAAGATGATTTTCATATATGACTTCACATCTACCACGATACTCTCCAGGGTATCTGTGAGGAAAGTAACCTTATCGAGATTAAGGGCTAGTTGGTCAACTGTCTCCTGCATGCCAGGCTTGCTGTAATCTACGTAATAGCGGAGCAACTGACCGAAGTTGAGGAAATCGTAGCTTTCATCACTTCGCACATTTACCTGCACGAGCAGGGAGTACATATTCATTGCCAGCTTCTTATCCTTCTCCTGGATGGCACGGATGAGCGAAGCCATCTGAGGTGAGTTCTGCGGAACGCGGCTGGCTGCACGGACCAGTTCGTTGCGGTTGCGCACGGCTTCTGCGAAATCAGGATTGGAGAAAAGACGGTCCAGGGCAGAGGCATATTTCTCTGACGGAACATCCTTGAAGTTGAAAGTATAGATGGTCGGCAGATTTCTGATCTGCTGCTCACGCTGGGCCAATGCCTGCTGCTGTTGTTTTTTGTTTTTTGTTCCCATTGCGTTTTATTGCTTTTTTACTCTATTAATCATAATCTCCCTTAACGGAGATTATTTACTGCTATAATTCTGAAAGCCTTTCAGCCATGATACGGGTGCGGGATTGATGCACGGGAAAGACGTGTTCACGTTATAGAGCATAGCGTGAAACTCGTCTATCTCTTCGGCTGTAAAAGGGCAATCTTTATGAATGCGACGTGGCATAGACTGATTGCTTACTTTTTTATTTGTTATTAAATGCCTCCATTCTTTCATCAATGATGCGGTTGATCTCGAAGGCTACCTCTTTGGCATTAGGATGCGCCTTGCCGGTGGTTTCTCTGAAGCGGAGGTCGAGGATATGCTGCCACTCGGTGATGGTGTAGGTGTAAGCTACTACCGTATAGGTATCAAGAGGAAGAATGCCTCTTGCATCCTGTGGCTTCATGCCCGATTTCAGCAATCGACGATAGAGCCAGTCGGCAATCTTGCAGCCGGTGAGATAGAGGAACTTCTGCCAGCGGGTGCCCTCGTGCAACCAGTGCGGACGGGCAATCTGCACGCCACCTTTCTTCTCAAGGTTCACATAGCGAGTGCTCTGCTCACTGATGCTGTTAGGCGATGTGCGGTTCAACTCACGGCTGGTGCTGATCTGCGTAGTCACCACCAGCGTCATTCGGAGGAGATTGAGTGCTTCCTTGAAATCATATTTCAGCGCCTTCTCAATAAACTCGGCTTCCTTCACATTGAATGGGGATAGCATTTCGAATATATTGCCGTGCTCGCAAAGGAACTGCATGTTACTGCTGATCCATACCTTCTTTTCCTGCACTGCATAACTGATGTAAGGCGATGCAACGAGGAAAGACCAGAGGTGTTTTGGCAGCCTACTATCGTTCTTCACGAAGAAGTAAAGGGTGCCATGTCGGTACATGGAGCGGTGACCGCTCTCCCAGAATCGGTTGGCCAACTGCACTGCCTGTTTCTCCAGAAAATCTTCTTTCTTGTCTTCAGGAAGATTCTCGTCAGGCTGCTTACCTTTGCTCTTGTAGCAAACTCTGCCTACTCGAGCAATCTGTTGAGCGGCGGTCTTCTGAGGCCACCACTCAACACCAGGAATTATCATTTTCATATTGTTTCTTTATTTGATGTTTAAAAAACAAAAACAGATAGTTTCTTTTAATAGAAGGCGCTAAGAACGCGGATCATGTTTTCTGCTGCCACCCCTCCTTTTTTAAGTTTCTCTTCCGCCTCTGCTGCCAACTTCTTCGATGGTTCGCCGTTGGAAGGTTGGATGCACCTTACTACATTCAGCGTAGTAGTCAGCAAGCGATAGAGTGATGAATTATTGCTGATAACGTAATCGAAGGAGTTAATATCCAGCGATACACGATATTCGTCACGGTTGGTTCTTTCAGGAGCGATGCCGCGAGCCTTCAGCGTTTCAGGCTTGGCTGCCACATAAATACTCATCAGTTCAATATCCGGAAAATGCTCACAGATGCCCAGGAATCCTTTTTCATCAATCACGTAGATGGCGGTATCTTCCACCTGGGCGAGTTCCGTCCAATATTCGTAGCCACCATATTCGGTGTAGGCAAGCATATCCTCCTTTGGAGTCTTACACTCCTTCACGAAAAAATGCTCCCTACCATTTACCTCATCATCTCTCATGGGACGGGTGGTGAAGGAACAAAGCAACGGGATATTCAGGGCGATGGAAAGGATATTTGCCACCGTATCTTTTCCTGCTCCAGATGGACCCATAATTGCAATAATCTTTTGTTTCATATCTTTTATTTTGTAATATTATTTATATAATATATAAGGAATAGGTAAAGGACACTGGGGGGACTCGGGAGAATCTTTGGAGAATTTGCGAGGAATCTCCGAAGAACCTCCGAAGAATTTCCAAAGTGTCTAACTATTGATTATCAGCCACTTACGAAACTCCATTTTTCTAAAACTTTCACTACTCAAACGAAGCTTTTGTGTTCCTTTGTAATTTTATTTCATCCTCTCAAAACCTTGTTTCCCGTAGGGTAAAACGTGAGGTTTATCAGGCGTTCCAGCGAAGGGTACTGCCGATTTACTCTATCTCTGAAATCGCTCATATTGCCCATATCTACCGTATATTTTCCCAATGCCATATCGAAGTTCATCGGGAACGTCATAGTAATCTGACGGAGGAATTTACCCCCCCCCAATCATTACATCGAATATTACTTTCATCCATCGCTGACCTTTCTGGTCGAGCCATGACCCCTTCGGGATTTTTACATTTCTCTTTGCCATAATTTTTAATCTTTATTGTATTAAAAAGCTTTTCTATGTATTCTGATATATCTCTTTCCAGTCTTCCTTGGTGAGGATGATACCCGAACGCTTGCAGTAGTCGAAGAAAGTTGCCTCAGAAATTTTATTGTAATTGGCAAACTGATTCCATCGCTTGCGAAAATCCATCTCATTGTGGCCGCAGGTGGAATCAGCAGGACGGAAGCGGGAAACTCTGCGCCATAGGTCGTAGCCCGCTACTCTATCCACGTGATAGAGCGACATGCCGCATTTAACCCAACCCAGATAACCGCTATTAGCATCCTTTCCGGCACAAATATCTATGCCTTGAGCCTCAATTTTCTCCACCAATCGCAGAGCTTTGCGGTAGATGATTTCCGGCGTATCTCGTCTATAGGCACCCTGTCCGTTATGCGGATAGTTGCCGCTGAAGCCAGCACCGGTCGGATGACTGCCACTGAAATAGGTGTTGGTATAGTTCATCACGGGCATCGGTGTAGGTACGTTAACGGGCAGCCTAGTGTAAAGTACCGCACGTTCATTAATATATATATGCTGTGGATCATCCCATGAAGCGAAGCGCACACGGCCGATATTTCCACAAGAACCATCGAGCATAATGCCCAGGGAAGAATACTCCTGAAGTAATGCCTTGAACTGCTCTTTGTGACGTTCGGGGTAAGCCAGACGGACCAAACCAAACAGTCCTGTTCCGGAGCAGGAACGCATCAGCAGGGCTACCTCAGGGCGAAATGCCAATACTCTGCGGATATTCTCGAAATCGGCAATACCCTCGTTGTCCTGAAGGTCAATATCTATCGCCAGCCATCCGGTATGCTTCTGCAGATGACTTTCTCTTCGGGAAACCATCACCCGTTGACCTGGATGGGTAAGGCTATCGTCCTCGTAGGTAGCGAAGAGACCACTCAGCGTGGCACCAGGAAGCATCTTCTTGGTATCTACGTATTCCGGCATCTTCTTAGCTGCACTGCCATACTGTTGCCGCATGGCTCTCAGCTTCTCTACATACGGCTTCCACCTATCCGTAAGACAGAACTCACGGATAGACATCTGCGTGATGCACTCGCCCGTCTCCATATCGACGTATCTTCCGAGTGCATCTTTCGCATCCCGATAGATGGAACATATCTCATCAAACATACCTTACATATATTATATTATATAAAATCTGCTGCAAAGATACAAAAATAAATCGAAAATAGTATAGGTAAGCTATATAATATTTGAAATAAGTTATATTTTTAACATTTAATATAGGTTTGAGAGGAAGAACCAGCGATGGAATTGCTGGGGACGGGGGCACAGAGGGTGTTTTTCAAAAATGGACCAGTTTTTGACCATTTCCTTCAAAAAGTTCAAAAACGCATCAAAAAGTCCAAAAATCTAAGGGTAAACAGAAAAATGGGTTGGACCATGTTTTGTTAACAAATATAAATTGACCATGCACAGACCTGTTATAGTCCGTTAAAAGGTGATTTTCTATTTTTGCCTAACTTCTGCTGAATCAGTCGATTTGCTACATTTAGATCAAAAATTTATTGATTTTCTTCTACTCTATACGTAAGAAATGGTGAAAAAAAAATATTAGAAAAGAGATTTATACGCATTTTTCGCTATTTTTGGGGGATTTCGCTGCACAGTTGCCTTTCCCTATCCCAATCTAAGTACTTATCAGTCCGATGTTTACGGCAAAGCCGTTGATGCTACCAACTTCTCATTCGGGTTAAAGGGTTTTTACTTTTTAGGGGAATAAAAAATACACGAAAAATTTGTAGGGTAGTAGTGAAAACGGAGTAGTTTTTGAACTTTTTGCCCTAATTCACCCCTAAAAGTTCAAAAAATCAGGGAATTAGAGAGAAAAACACCTCAGACCGAAAAATACGCAAAAAGGCTGCCTCGCTTCACAGCGAAACAGCCTCAATAAACAAATAGCTAATTAAACTAAAAACTAATAACTAATAATCAACAAAACCTTCTTCTATTTATTCTTCATAAACTGATTAGCCTTATTCAGGCTATCATACAGCTCGCCACGACCAAACATATTAATCTTGGCGCTGATAGGCTCATTCAGGCGCTGAATGAGCGCATTCACGGCTTGCAGGAGCGCCGCATTGCTTGCAGCGCTTGCAGCAAGCAATCCGTCTGCCGCTGACGCGCCAGGCAAAAGATTACCATTGCCTGCTTGCGTGCCTGCTGCAAGAACATCACCCACATTGCCATTGTCAAATGCCCTTCTTGCTGAGTTTCTTCCTGAATAGTTGCGGTCGTAGTTCACCAGTGCTTTCAGCAAGCCTGGATTGTTCATCATCATCGCATGGGTAGTTTCCCTACCAATGACGATTTCCGGTCCTCTCTCGGCTATGAGAGACGGCTGCCCGTTCACGGTAGTGGCGGTTGGAGACGTGAGCATCTTCACGCCCTGCATCTGCTTGCCGTCATCCTCCTTCGCCCAATACACTTCGCCATTATCAGCCATGAACGGTTTTTTACCCATTTCCTTATCATTATCATCAGCCATCCAGTACAATTCGCCATTGTCATCTACAAATGGCTTCAAGTCTTGAACGTTTCCGGAATCGTAGGTAAGCATACCAGTTACAAGCTTGGTATTGGTATTACTCTTCTTCTTGCCGCCGCTGAATGCAGAATTGAGTGCCCACTGGAGTAAGCCCATCAAAGTAGCCATTACACCCGCGGCTGCGATAGGACCAGCGATAGGACCTAGGAAATCAAAACACTTGCCGATGGCACCAGCGATAGAGAAGGTCATTCCTGCTCGCGTGCGGTCAGCATCCGACTCGATAACAGCTTCGTTATTGGCTTGCGTTTTCGCAAGGTTGGTAGTGAGCGCCGTTTCCGTCATAGCCACACCTGTATTCAAAGCTATCTTTGTACCCTCGGTCTGCTCCTTGTTTCCGGCATCAGTTACGTCTGTGATGTTCTTGACACCCTGCGTGGTAACCTTCTCACGATCCTTATTGCCCTTCTTTACCTCCTTACTCAGCTCCTTCTGGTGTTTCTTCTCCTTCTTCAACTGCTCGGCTTTTTCTTTGTCTTCCTTAGATTTGCCGCCGCCAGTCTTGAACTCGGTATTCATCACGCCACCAATGAAAGAACCGCCGATATCGGCTGCGACATCGGACCAGGAACCGCCACCTGCGATAGCATCGGCTGCTGCCGCACCAGTTTGCGTTGCGGCATCCTGGTAGAACGCATTGGCATTGTCTCGATTGCGATGTGCCCACGCATGAGGAGCACCGTTTTGCTGCTCTTGTGTACCCTGCTGCTTGGAATCGGTAGGCGCATAAGGCACGACGGGAGCGTTATCAAGCGCAGCAGGAGATTTACCAGGCATGATAGGCGAGCCGTCAGGATTCCAACCGATAGGCTGCTGCCGTGAACTCATATTCTCGAAACTAGACTGCGGCTGCTGAGTAAGATAAGATGCGCCCTCATCCACCAGTCGCACATACATCGGGTTAGCCTTCGTGCCGAGATGAGAGAAGTCTTCCTTCACGGCATTGGCATTAGCATTGGCTCTTGCTGCATCAATACCAGGCTGGGCTTTCTTCTTGGCTCGCTTGGCACCAGCATCGTTGATAGCCTTCCACATCTGCGTATTCACATCATTGAGCGCCATATTACCCCACGATTCGAGCATAGACTTCAGAGCGTTCTTGATGCTCTCTTGTGCGCTGCTTACATCGTTGCGCATTTCAGCAAATGCCTTGCCTACCTCTGCACCGAAGGTTTCGATAGGCTGCACAAGCTGCTGCATCTGAGAGAGGCGGTTCTTCATCGCCGTTGCCATTTGGTTGACATAGGCAAGTTCTGCCTCCTGCCGAGCCTTGTCAGCTTCATCGAGGAGCTGCTTGTTTTTTGAGTTCTTGAATACAAAGGCATAGTAATCTTCTGCCATCTGCATCTTCATCTTCATCAGCTCCACCTCTGGGTCGGCGGTAAGATCACCAAGGCCGAGGTTCGACCACATATTGGTTCGCTTGCCGAAGAGCGCACTTTCCTGCTGCATCTTGCGAAGAGTTTCCTGGTTGGCGAGGTTGCGCTGGTTACGTTTCCACCAGAAATCAGAAATCTTCTTTGCTTCATCGTAATGTTTCTTTTCGGCTTCTGTATATTCGTCTGAATACTGTATCAGTTTCCGATAGAACAGTTTGACATTCTCTTCCGTATCATTCAAAAGCGCAAGAAAGACAGAAGGTGTATTTTCGTAATTCTCGCCAAAGAGGAATTTCAACAAGTTATCTTTCTTTCCTTCAGTAGCAAAAAGATCAGCCATCTGCGTTCTTGCCTTTTCAAGAACCTTGATGACATCGTTCTTATCCTTCTGAAGTGAATCGAGAGATACATCTGCAAAGCGAGATTTTATCAAACCGAGAAAAGAGTTTTCCTGCACCACTTTGGTGTAATCATGCTCCAGCAACTCTTTGCGACGCTGCTCCATGCGTTCCTGTATGATATTGGCGTTACTGTTTTCGCCCTTTGACGCATCGAGCCACTGACGATCGAGATATGCCCTATCCCGCTCATCGGATTTATAGCCAACAACCTTACCTTTCTTGATTTTAGGCAGTTGCTTTAAAAGGTCAGCACGGAGCTTTGACACATCGTAAGCATTAATCTGCTCCAGCAAGGTACGAGACTGAGACTGGCCAAACTCATCATCCTTCTCCTTGCGGTCTTTATCCATTGTCTTTTTGAAATCATCCCAGGTTTTCTTACCGAGGACAATAGATTGCTTTGCCGCAGCGAGAGCCGATTTCAGCTTTATATCCAAGTCATTAACAACCTGCTTCTGTATCTCCTTTTCTACATTATCCTTTGTCATTTCCTCTACCATTGCCGTCTTCTGGCGTTCGTAGAAGTTCTTGATTTTGGTTATGAACTCGGATATATTATTGCGGGCATCGTCTTCAGGAGTTGTAGCAGAGCCTTTACCGCCCTTCCCAGTTTCATCAATATGTTGTGGGGTTCCCGTCTCTTTACCAGTTGCCACATCCAATTCCGCGCCGAATCTATCTCTTAACGCGTTTTCCTGCGCAATAACATCGTCCAATCGGCGTTGAGCCTTATCACGAGCACTCTTTGCCGCAGCCCTCTGACCTGCTTGGCCGATAGCGCCCTGAACCTGAGAAGGCATCATGGCACCGCCGGAAGTCTGAATATAGGAGCCGTTAGGTGTCTGTACCTTCGAGTTAGCGTAAGCATCTTCTTTTTTCTGCAAATCAAGAATTGCATCCACCTTCTGCCGACCCAACTCTGCCAGCTTAGAACGGGCACCCTCAAGTTCGTAATACTTCTGCAAGCGGGTAAAGTTTGCATCCCATGCCTTAGTATTTTCCTTGACTGCACCGGTTTCAGTATTAATCTTTGCGTTGAGTCCAGGAATAGCACTATTCAACTGATTCATCGCATCGATTCGCAACTTCATAGAAGCAGAAGTATCTTTCATTACATTATGAAGACGATTCAGTTGCTCCTGCTCTTCCATTGCCCTACGCTTACCTTCCTCCTGTACTTCGTTCAGTACACGCTGACCGGCTGAAGCCCGATTCAGAGAAGACGTATATTCAGCCAACTTCACAACAAGAATACCTAGCAAGCCGATTATACCACCGAAGACACCAGCCTGTTTTACTAATGACAGCTTATTGAAAGTCGAAACCATCTTAGCCCAAACCACACTCAGTGAGGCCGAAGCAGAACTCAGCTTCTGAGCATAATCAAGTACGTATGCAAACGCACCCGCCAAACCTGCCATACTGAGCATAGATATGAGCGTAGGAAGGATATTCAGCAGCATTTTGACAGAAGCAAAAATGAGTCCGATGGCTAACTTAACCTCTGTCATAAAACCGAGGCTGCTGGTTAATTCCTGAGTTAACTCAAACCACGCCTTAGCTATATCGTGAACGGGACCTGCCGCTGCGCTGGATGAAACAAACTGTTTCTCCCAAAGGTTATTAGCACGCTCCATATAGGCCATAGCGGTTTCCTGCTGCATATTGTACTCTACCGTTACAGCCGTACCGTCATTAAAGGCTTTATTTGATTCCTCAACAGCTTTTGTAAGCATACCATTTTTGGCAGCCATCGTAACCATCGTCTTCACGAGTCGGGCGCCATCAGAACCTAAGTCTTTAAACAATCCGTCAAGAGCAAAGACATTCTTGGTTTCACCCATTTTTCTAAAGATAGTAAGAATAGCATCCATACCTCTTCCGCTCTCGATCATCTTCTTCAAACTTCCGGTAGCGATACCCAGGGATTTTTCTATAGGGCTGGTTCCTTTTCGCAACTCAGTTACCAATTTACCAAAAGCGGTTGCTGCCACTTCTGGCTCCAATGCCATACTATCTACCGCAGAACCAAGGGCGAGAATATCAGGCGTGGTAAGGGCAGCCTGTTCACCAAGGGCGAGCATACGGTTTGAGAAATCCACAATCTTATCGCTGGAAGCGGTGGAAGTAGCAGCCAGACGGAAGATTGCAGAACCAGTCTTCAACATGGCTTTTTCAACACCATACTTGTCAACCAATCCCATTACCTCAGTAATCTTTGCCAAAGACGTGAGCGCTTCCTCACCCAAATCTTCTTTAAGTGCCACATTTACCTGGTCGGCAGCACGGACGAAGCCAGCGAGTGCCATAGTTCCTCCCTGCGTCTGAACGCCCAACTTAGCGCCAGCATAAGCGATGCGATTTAGCTCTTCAAGGCTAGTTCTGGTATCAATTTTTGACAACTCACGAGAAAGATTTGCTATTTCATCCGTAGTAGAAAGCGCAACTTTGCGAATATCTGTCAACTGATCCGCAAACTTCATGTTCAGACGGAACAAATCAACAAAGTAAGTCTTTACCTGGTTGAATACCGCAAACATACCTACGTATGCCGTAAGGTTCTTTAATGCCGTATGCCATGCACCGCCCTGCTTATTGGCTGCACCCGTTGCATCATCAATAACCCTCTTGAGATTCTTCAGTTCCTTCTGTCTGTTTGCAAATGTCTCGCTCTTGGTGTTGACAAAGTTCAGTTCCTCCTCAAGTTGCTTATAAGCCTGTCTCAGCTCATTGATATTTGCCTTGCCAGTCTTACTGCGGGCAACAATATCATTGATTTGCGCTTGCGAAAGACGGGTACCTTTCATAGTTTGTTCCAACTGGGCATATTGTCTGCGTAAATCAGATACAGCCTTGCTTCCAGCAGGGAGTTGCTGAATTTTCTGCTGAATAGCGTCCATTGTGCGCTTAATGTCCTCACCCGAAGCCTTGCCAGGGTTTGATAAAACCTGTCGCATCTGCTGCCAACTGATCGCTGCCTTCTGAGCCTTGCCCGATACGGCATTCAAACGCTCTTCAATCGTTTGAAGTTCGCGATTATAAGTTTCTATAGCACTTGCGTTACCGATAGGTACTCTATCACGAACTTCTGTAATCGTAGCCTTGGCACGGCGCAAATCGGACACAGAAGCATTGCTGTCACTTACTGCTTGGCGAGCTTCCGATATGCCCATCTTTCCTTTGCGTCTATCCTCCTCTGCCTCCAGTTGCTTTAAGGTACTGAGGTTGTGATGATATGAAGTATCTGTCTTTTCGAGCGAAGCCACAAGCTCTTTCTGTTGAACAATAGCCTTACTAAGCCATTGGTCAGATTGATTCCTTACGTTCTTCAGTCCTTTTTCAATCTTCACATACTTGCCTTCGAGCAATCGCACCTCGTCACCTACTTCCTTCATCAGCGAGCGGATATGTTTTGCTTCTTCCTCCTCTGCTTCAGAAAGGCCTTCCAGCTTGCGCTTGCCTTCACCCAATGCACGACGAAGGTTACGGAGCGAAGTATTACCGAGGTTATTAACCACAGCTTCCAGTCGCTCCGTAGTCTTGATGGTCTGAACCTGGGCAGACTGCAGGGCTTTCACTTTCGCCTCTGCCTCCTTGTATTCCTCTGTGCCAGGCTTCATCTGCTTCATCTGATCGGTAAGTTCCTTTGCCTTATCGAGAAGGAGTTGCAGCACTTTGATAGGCTGCTTGCCGTCCATCGTAATGATGGATTCTATTTTACCTGCCATAATCTTTTTCTTTTAAAATATTATTCTCTCTTGATTCCGTCATCCTCCAGCGCCTTCGCTATCTGCATGATAGCCTGCCAGCCGTAGTAATCGGCAAGATGGTTCTCGTATCTCGTTTTCAGTCTGCGAATGGTTCGCATGATAGCCGGACGGTGAGATTTACCTTCCCTTCTATCCCACTTTCTGATATATCGGGTGTTGTACTTCGCCTTCCTTGCTCGGTCCACCTTGTCAGCCGTGATATGAGCTTCTGGGTCGTGAGGATTTCCGGTCAAACCTACACCAATATCCACGAACTTCAGATAATCGTTGTAGCGAATACCTACGGTGAGTTCACCCGTCTCCTCATTAGCCTGATATACTGTACCCTCGAAGGATTTTGCACCATCGCCTCTTGACCACCACATGTGGTGCTTTCTCCGGTACTGATTCACCTTCTCATAGCCGCGATATACCTCTGTAGGGTAGATACGCTGCTTCTGAAAGTTCAACTGAATATCGAGCAAAGCCTGCTTGAGATAGATTCCTGCTACATCTTTTAAAGGTGCAAAAGGCGATTGGATGGGTTTAGTCTTGATTCCCATAAGCCGTTTCCTTTCTATTTAGTTGATGCAGGAATGATATATTTCTGCTCCTTTTCACATTGGAAGTTATAGAGCGGACGGATGGTCTGCCAATAGCAATCGGCAAGGAGCCAGCTCGGTCCACGGAAAAGAGGGTTTACACCATAGGCGAAACTCTCTATATCGACAGATGATAACTCGATGCCCAATTTAGGCTCTTCCGTCTTGAAGTTTCTGCCAGTGATAGGACAGATACCTGTGCGGCGAAGCTGAGTGAGATAAGAGGCGAGGTCTTCGCAATACTCCATCAGATCATCCGATGCAGCCTGCAATTTGCTACCATCATATCTGCCCAATGTAGCAGAGGAATCTTTCAGTCGGGTAAGGAAACAGACCTGATAAGTAATCAGGGCTTGCTTATCCGATTTCAACTCTCCGGAGTTCACTACACGATAGAGCATACAGGGAGAGTGAATGATATTGGCGTTTCGGGAAAAGATATTTTCCTCATCAATATCACGAATGCGAAAGAAACTCTGATCCTCCAGCTTCTTGCTTGTCGGGTCATGGGATAAGGGCTTGTATATCGTAGCCCAATGTTCCAAAACATCTGATATTGTCATAATTCAAAGAGATTTTAACACATTATTAACTGATAGCGTACAGAAATTAAGAGATATTGGCACATTACATGCCCATTACTGGGTCAGCAGGTTTCTGCGGAATCCAGTCGTCATTATCATCTTCTTTCTTCTTATCCTCTTCCGGAGTAGCCTCTTCCTTGTTGCCCTCTTCTTCTTCCTTCATCAAGTCTTTCAGCTTCACATTGAAGTGCCTTTCGGTTTTATCAGCCACAATCTTCTGCATCACTCTTGCCCAGGGTGCCCCATTGCAGGTACTCTCGTTTTCGAGGATGCTCACGAGCTGTACACCGCAGTAGATAGCAGCAAGATAGTTGGCGAGATGGAGAGGGTTCTGAAAATCGAGTATCACGGTATCTACCATCGTAGCCAAGAATATCGCAAGGATGAGGACGGAGAAATCTTTCACCATCTTTGCCATTTTCTTAGATTTCAGTTTGCCGTCGATTTTACATCGAGGGTCTTTCTTGATTGCCTCCCGATAGCGGGAATAGATGCGGCAGTTGCACCGCCACGCCGTATAGCAGTCGCAGATAAGGGCGAAGAAGCATACGGCGATGTAATTAAGAGATGGTTCCAGGGTACACCACACTAAGCCGATAATGGCTGCAAGAAACCTGGTAAGGGTCGGAATTAAACTTTGCATTTCTTTTTTCTTTTTAATGTTATCCTATGTTGTCTTAATACTATTGCAAAAGTATCGGTTTTTAATTGAGAGATGGGGACAAAGGGATTTTCTTGTCCCAATCATTTAGGAGCGATTTCGTAATTTTGCAATCAGATGTACGGATGGTATATAGACTTCCGTGGTCCGGGGTTTTTGAACACGAATGACACGAATGACACGAATTTCGTTTTTCGATGCCCCACCAATTATACATTTTATACATTAAACATTAATAAGGAATGAGCCAATTAACGCAAAACACCCTGCAGAGGATAGACAAATGGCTATCAAATGGTCTCAGCATGGAGACGATGTTCCCCAAACTGGAACAGCGGTACCGCATGCAGATTTGTGCCGAGTTCTACAAGCGATGGGTGCAGAACAACGATATAGACCCTCGTACCACCTGCCGCAATATCGCACGGCGCGATTATACGCTCTTCGTGAACCAAGCAGGACAGGGCAACAAGGAGGCGCAGGAAATGGTGATGGCGCTGCATATTGATATTGACGAGGAAGGCAATATCAAACCCCGAACGGTTACGGAACTGAATAATGATGTGGCGGTATGCAACCACATTATCCGTTTTTTTCAGACCGATGAAAGCCCTCGCCACAAGGCGATGTATCTGAGCAGCGCTGAATGGCTCATCCGCACGGGCAAGCAGCAGAACAACGACCGCGCGGTGGATAAGGGTATGCAAGCCCTGGCTAATGTATATGGTAACTTCGTGGAGGATAAGGATGCTACGGATGAGATGCCAGATATGAGCCGCATTGCCATTACCCAGGATGTGAGCATCGTGAAGCACGACCGCATCAACTATACCGATGAGTATAAGCGCAAGATGGCTCGCAAGTACGGTTTGACGGTGAAGGATATGCAGCAGATAGCCGATGAGGAGAGTCTGAATGCTACTCCGGAAAAAGCTCCTGATTACTTCGACTACATGGAAGAGGTGATGGAAGAGAAGGAGGCTGACAAAAAGGCTAAAGAAATGAAGGAGGAACCAGCCGATGAGTAAGCGATACGGAAATCATCATCCCAACAAGATACCTCCCTTCCGTCCTGATCCGGAACACTGGACGAGGAAAAGCAGCCACGGTTGGAAAGCCAAGGTTGCCTACGAGAGTGAGGATGAAGCCTGCGAGTTCCTGCACCTGCACCCTAAAATCATGGCTGCCGGATATACGGCTTATCAGTGCAAGGTTTGCTCGAAATGGCACATTGGGAAATTAAGAGTTGATAGTTTATAATTTATAGTTTATAGAGGATGGAGTTAAATAAGATATATAATGAAGATTGCCTGGTAGGAATGAAAAAGATTCCGAACGCAAGCGTGGATTGCATTATCTGCGATTTGCCGTATGGCGTTCTCAATAAAAAGAGTGAGGGCGGTGGCTGGGATAGCATTATCCCGCTTGAGCCATTATGGAAGGAATATCTGCGCATAACCAAACCCAATGCAGCGATTATTCTTTTCTGCCAGGGTATGTTTACCGCACAACTTATGATGTCACAGCCGAAACTCTGGAAATATAATCTTATTTGGAGCAAGCAGCGGGTAACAGGCTTTCTGAATGCCAACAAGATGCCTCTGCGCTCGCATGAGGATATTGCAGTATTCTATCGGAAACAACCTATCTACAATCCTCAGATGGTTAAATGTGCTCCACATCAAAGGAACCATCGAAGGGGCGATGGCTCTCATAGTTTGAAGCGAGGTTGTTATGGCGATCATAAAGAAGTGCCTACTATCGTATCAGATGAAAAATTCCCTAAGAGCATTATCTGCTTTGATAAAGAACATTCTGCCGATACCTTCCACCCCACTCAAAAGCCAGTAGCTCTTATCCAGTATCTTATATGTACTTATACCAATGTGGGGGGTGCGTTCTTGATAACTGCATGGGCAGCGGCACTACCGCCATCGCCTGTATCAGGGAAAAGAGGAACTTCATCGGATTTGAATTAAACAAAGAATATTACGACAAGGCTTGTAAGCGCATTCAGCTTGAAATGATGCAGCCTTCTCTGTTTTAAAATCAACATACATTCAGGATAACATTTTTATTATTATGCAACAACCACATTTGATATACCTAACCAAATTCCAGCAGCAGTCATTATATATGGCTGCGAAGGATGAAAGGGTGATTGCCGCAAGACGTGTGGGTAAAACCGACGGTCTTGTGGCTCCATACGTCTGGATGGCTTCTAACTCTATGCCCGGTATGCTGGGAGCCTGGGTAGCCGTATCACGACAGCAGGGATTCGGCAAAACTATTCCTGGTACCATGGCTGCCATGAAACGAATGTTCGGCTTTACGCAGGGCATTCATTTCGGTTGGGGACGACCACCGAAGCACGCTCGTGAGGCTATCTTTAAGCCGAAAAACTATGACAATATCATTTGGTTTGCCAATGGTGCCCAGTGGGTGCTCATCTCCCTCTCGCAGACCGCAAGTGCCAACAGCTACACTTTTTCGGCGATGGTAGGTGACGAGGCAAGATTCTTCCCTTACAAGAAAGTAACCGATGAGTTGATGCCGGCGTTATCAGGCCAGACTCACCCTTTGGGCAACATCAACTTTACTGATTACAACCCGCTCTATAAATCGACGAGATTCCTATCTGATGCTTCGCTTACCACCAAGGGTAGTTGGTTGGAGCGTGAGGAGGAGAAGCTTGACCTTACAATAGAATCAGGTAAATTTCAAGGCAAGACTTACAGATGGGTGCAGGAGCAGTTGGAAGACTATGCAAACAAGATTATCCGTTACAACGACCTTATTTATAATGCCAAAAAGACCGGGCATATCCCTCATGCCGTGCCACCCGATTTGAGATTGATGATACGTGCCATCGCCCTCAAGATGATTAAGCACGAGGGACAGTTTAAGATTCTGCCGAACCACGGCAACCAGCTCACAAAGAACATGGTGGATATGGCGGTAAACTATAAGCTGGTGGATACAGCGGATGCGGAACTCATCTATGATTACGAATATCTAGTAACTGATGAAGAATGGTGGGAGATGCAGATGTTCGACAAATCAAAAGAGTTTCGGGAAGACGAACTGAGAGAGCTTCGCCGCTCGGCATTCCTCGTTCGCCGTGCCTCTACTCTCTCTAATGTGGACTTATTGAGTGAGGATTACATCCGACAGATGCGCAGAGATTTGCCTAATTACACCTTCATGGTCAGTATTTTGAACGTAAAAATCAAGAAATCGAACGATGGTTTCTATTCTAATCTGGATATAGATCATGTTCATGGTTACACCTGCGATGAGATAGACCCCCTTTCACAAGCCAACTGGAGCACTCAGAAGGCTACGGGCATCATCGGCGGTAAGAAGATTACTTCAGAAAGTTATCAGCCGGATTTGAAGGAGCTGTCCGAAAGAAACGATTGTCGTATGGATGCCGACTGTGTGAACGACCTTCCTCTCTATCTCGCATTTGATTATAATGCGAATATCAACACCCTGGTGGTAGGTCAAGTATATCAGCGTGACGGAGTGGAGGCAGTGAATGTAATCAAAAGCTTCTATGTGAAGAACGAGCGCAAGCTGAGAGAGTTGGTAGATGATTTCTCGCATTACTATGCTCCGAAGAGATCCGTGAACCGTGATGTGGTTTACTTCTACGATGCCACCGCCAAGCAAGGTGCCTCGTATGCACTGACTGATGAGAGATTCTATCAGGCTGTAATTAAAGAGTTGGAGCGTAATGGATGGAATGTTACGGCAATAGATATGGGTGTGCCGGAGAAGCACGAGGTGAAGCATCGCATCATCAATAATGGTCTTGCCGGCATAGAATATCCTGCCATCCGTATCAATCAGCCCAACAATCCCGACCTGATTATTGCCCTGCAGCTTTGTGAAGTTAGCATCGGCTACCAGGGATTCCGAAAGGATAAGAGCCAGGAGAAGAAAGCGGAGACTGAAGACAACCTGCCGTTGCAGCAGCGTACCGACTTCACTGATGCCTTCGACTCGCTATATCTGGGATGCAAATTCTGGCGAGGAAATATCGGTTGGTTCGTACTGCCGGACGGAAGGAACGTTTAACTAAATGTTGAATGCTGAATGTTTATAGATAAAAGGGCGGATGTCATCACGACACCCGCCCTTCTGCGTTTTTGGAAATTAATACATTATCTATATATATAAGAAATATCTAAAAAGTAAATGGGAAAAGGCTCCCCCGCTTCGCAGTGAAGAAGCCCTATAATCATTATGAATACTTAAACAGTAAATTGCTGTTTATGAACGGCTGCAACTCCTTGCAGTCTGGTAATTACACAAACCTAATAACTCATTAAATATTTAGAATGAAAAACAAAATTATTTATTTCTGCTTGCAAAGTTACGAAATTATTTTTAGGTGGCGGGGACAAGGTATCGCCTCAAAGCCTCTTTACCAGCAGCAGCGGACCGCCTATGCCACAAGCCGTCACCACGTAGCCAAGGCGCTTATACCACTGGAGAACGAAAGACTCACTCTCCTTGTCATATTCCAACTGCACAGACTTGCATCCTAATTTCTTGGCTTCCTTCTCCGCAGTCTCCATCAGAAGGCGTGCCACACCCTGCTTGCGATATTTCTCATCCACCCAAAGGTTATAGATGGCGCAATCGGCATGCTGATAATATTTATCCTTATACTCTCCAGGCTTCGGTATCTCCACCTGCACGGTGCCATGATTGATTTCATCCACGGCCACGATTTTCTTGTCACATTTCCAATCTTGAATCTGTATCATCATATCTGTTTGATTTAGAAAATTTCTTCTACCATATTATTCACTTTTTAGGACCAGCGATAGAATCGCTGGGGACGGGACTAGGCGAGCTTAGGCATCTTTTCGATGTTAAAGCCGTAGTCTCTTATCAATTTCATGCAGGTATCTTCTGTAAGGTTCTGCCAATCGATGCTATCTTCGTCTAGGAATAGCGGTTTCGGGAGAGAATCCTTTATCTTCATAAACAAATCCTGTACTCGCTCTACTGTGCCGCAAGAACGATAGTATGCCTTGTAATCGAAATAGCCGAATACCAGACTTTCAAAAACCTTATAATTACGAGCAGGGTTAACGATACGCACCCATCTGAGCATAGGGAAATGAGTTTTTTCTACTGCCAATAGAGCATGATAACGCTCCAGCGCGATGGCTTTTGCCTTTTCACGACTGATGGCCGAAACAAAGAACGAGAAATATATACAATCTTTTTCCTCCTTCGTGAACTTTACTGCATCAAAATACGTGAATCCAAGATTACGGGCAGAAACTCCCTTTACTTCCGAAGATGCCCCTATGGAAATATCAACCTCATACCAGTCTTTGCGCATAAGCATCTGCTCATCGTCAAAGCTGTATAGCTCAATGCTTCTATCCCCATCCTTATCAGCAAATATCTCGGCTTTTTTCTTATCTGAAAATACGCCATCGATATGATAATCGCTATAGCAGCCCGATGTTACTACATAGGCGGTTTTAGGTTCACCAACGGGTGCTGTAAATAGGGCATAGATGGATGTTGCAGGAACCCAGTTTAGATTAACGATATACTCGACTTTGTATAGTTCAGGATGTTTCACTGCAAAATCCCTACATAGTTTAGGAGTTCCTTCGTATGCCGGATCACCATTCGGATCGAAACTGAAATGATCAATTACCTTTGGTCCGATTTCATCCATAACAAACAAGTCCGGTCTTTCTCTATTACCCTTCACGTCCTCTAGATACTTTCCTTCTGCCCATTCTATCGCCTGGTAGAACTCATCATCGAGATACATATAGCCTAAATAAAATTCTCGAAATGCCTCTTTGCCTTCTTCAGACAAGGCTTGCGCCTTGACATCATAGAAGCGGTCTTCGTCCAGATAGTAAAACATATCTGGCAAATCTTTCACGATGAAGAGAGAAGCATCATCGCAGCAAACGATAAACGGTTTGCTGAAGTCAATATCAAAATCCTCATCGGTAATAGGATGCCAAAGGGATTTCACCTTTTCTTGTTTTGTATATAAACTCATATTTTTTATTGTTTTAAAATAATCAGTTGGCGATTAAATGAATAAGTTTTTCTGAATCCGTCATGATATTTATCGGACGGAAATGCTTATTCAAGTATTCCTCCGGAACATCATTCAGATAACCCTGCCATGCAGATTGTATATAGTTATCAGGGGCAAGCCAATCTATACTGACCTGACAATACTCATCGAGAATAGTGCCCACGAGGTCGCCTATCTTTAATGATGACGGATGCAAACGACATTCTTCCTTTTTATTTTTTACAGGCGGTATCTGCACTATCTTTTCGCCGATAAGATAAGGAGTAACGATACTCACATGTTTGCTACCATCGGCATTGAAGCCATTATGCTTAATGGTGAAAGCATTTGCTTTTCCTATTAAGTCGAGGGGCATTGTCTGAATCGCTTCTGCAAGACTTGGCTTAAAAAGCATCGGATGGTCATAGGTATGTTCTGCTTCAAAAGAAGGAAATACCTGTCTTACTTCTTTCTTGCGACAATAATCTTCAGACGGATCATTCCATACACACGACTGGTGAAAGATATTCACTTTCGGATATTCAAAAAGCGCATACTCTTTTGTCTTCAAATCAAAACGGAAGCAGATAACGCTGATGCCTTCAGCTATCTTTTTTATCTGTTCCTTTGTAAATTCAATCTTTTCCATAATCTATTTTTTATCTGATGCCTTGCTTTGATTCTAGAACTTTTCTTTTATCTCTATATCTCCATTTGCTGCGAGCCTTACGGTACATGGACCGGACGCATACCAAAAAGATGAGTAGTCAAAGGTGAGAATTTTATCTTTCCTTGATTTCATAAAAACCTTATCTGATAATAACTCATCTTTCGATACAGGTATCTCGTATCGGCTGAAACGAAGATGGTCTTTTATCTGATCATCCCATCGCGGTGCCGTAAGCCAGGTATAATAAAGCTCGTTGAGATAACGGGCTGGGGAGAAGTAAATCAATGCCTCTCCCTTCGCCTTCTGGAATGCCGGGCTGGATAATAATTCTTGTTTTGTCATTCCATTTACTACTTATGAATACGAATAAGACTAGGGATGCAGCAATCGTAAGTTTTATACACTGGCTCCACGTAGCTGACTTCGGGATTTGTATCACGCATAGTGTTTATTTCATCCAGGGAATAAGACCACAAACTGTAGGATTGAGTGAAACCTATGTAAAGAATAGAACCTTCATTGTCATAGCCAGCAAGACGGCCGAGAAAATTTCCCTTCGCCTTACCAGCCGTAATCAGAACTTGACGACCGTGATAGAGATGATAAATCTCTTTAACCGTCAATCCGGAAATATCCTCGAACTCGGAATCACCAAGCGCAGGCGTATTCTTCTGCTCTGCCATATCCACTTTAGGCTCTACTCTACCTTTTGCAGGATCTACACCCATAGCAAAAAAAATTTTAGAGGCTATTTTTTCTTCTTCACGTTTACATCGATGCCTTAACTTTAAAGCCATAAGCTTTGTCTTTCTCCAGCTATCAGCCCAGGAGAGAAACCAAAAACCTACGGAGAAACCAGCCAATACCACGATGGTTGCCTCTAGGCAGCAATCGTATATCTCCTGCGATAAAACGCAAGGATGAGTATAGATATTCTTCAACTTGCCGAGACCATAGATAAGGACAACGGCTAAAACGGGTACCAAAAATGCCAACAGGTTAACACCGATAACCTGAGCGTAATACTTCAATTTACTTTTCATAATTTTATTCTTTACTTTTTGTTGCATAAATTTCTCTTATCTCATCGAGTTTTGCGATACACATATCTCTGTACGTATCCTCGAAGTTTTCAGCTTGTTTATACATGCTATCCTTCACCATAAAACGGCAAGGGAGGTCGCGTGCCAGAAACTTAACCGCAGTCATGAAACCGAAAAACTCGTTAGGATCATATCTATCTTTCTTGATAGGCGACTGAGCACCGATACGTATCTCATCCGTAATCTGATATGTTTTCTTAATTACTTCCGATGCGGTATGAATGCTCGTTATCGGCTCCAAAGACACAAAGGTCTTAACCAGGTATTTATCGCGCAACTCACGTAAAGCTTCGATGCGCTCCTCAGTAGAAGGAGCACCAGGCTCCAACTTATCTTTACCAGTGATAGTAAAACCGATGGTGAGGTGGCGGGCTATATCCTTATAATCTGTTGTAAGGTCTCGAAGTGTACACTTCCACAAATCAGTCTGCGACCAATTTACGTTTTTTGTTAATATCGTGACCGGAATACGGTCGAATAGTAAATATAAAACCGTCTGCTGCAGGATAAGCATATCTGCCTCTATATCGAATGGGTCGCAGGTGAAAGAGAAAAAGATACCGCCATCTTGACGTATTCTATCTATTCCTATCTTCTCTAGATCCTTCGAGATAAGATCACGGGCAGCAACAAGACTTTCATGGTTTACAACACCTTTCTTAATAGCATCATGTGCAGTCATATTGTTTTTCTTCAGATATTCATTGAGCAACTTATCTCGCTGCTTGATGATAGGTGCTGCCAGTTCCGGCTTATCACCGAAGACATGGCTCAACACCCCTCTGCGGTTATAACAATACGTACAGCCATTAGAGCAACCATGGTATAGATTGATTGCCCACTTGGCATATTCACCAGCCGCACCCTGCGGCTGATAAATCAATGCTCCCTTTACAGGAGTTTCTTTCGTTTCTGTTTCCATACGCTATTCTTTTTTATCTTCTGGCTTTTCAATCAAAAATCCGATACCAGCGTGGATATTACCAAGCTTATACCACTTCTGGCTGAGAGTCATCACATAGCTGCTGAAGGCATTCTCTTCGATATCCAACTCGAAGGCTTCGTCAGTATCAGGCTCACCGTGTCTGATATAACCTTTACCTGGGGTATAAATGAGACGATAGTAAACGCCATCTTTACAGAGATAAAGACCGCTGTTCTCGCAATCAGAACTCCACCATTTCGGGTTTCTTACATAGCAAAGCATTACATCGCCATCGTAGATAGGAATATATGATTTCTTGCCATTATTCTCGCCTACGTAATCTTTGGCATCAACATTATCTACCTGGCGGGCGGTAGCCGTTAGCGTATAGCCGTTCTTTATCATTTCGGCTATATCAAGATATGCAACCTGCCATTGCAAATTAAACTCCTGCTGAAAACGCTCATCACCTCTTTTAAAGAATGCAAGGATATTTGGCTTTCTATCCTCGCCAATGGCTGCGGTATCTTTGATGAGAGAGTTTAAGACTTGAATCTTGCTAGCTTCCACCGCCATGTTTATCATGGAATAAAGATACCCGTCCTTCTTATCTTTGATACTCCAATACTGACCCGAAGATATCTTACGTAGATCACCGTACATATCCATCGCTTCACGCTCCTGAATATTATGCAGATGACAGACAAACTTGTATTGGTCGGGATAAACGCATTCCACCATATTACTAAACTTTAGCATATTCTTGATGATGCTTACATAATCTTCTGTTTCCATACGCTATTTTTGTTTATTTTCTAAATCTTCACTCTGTTCAAAATTCTTATTCCAGCAGATGATGGTATTATTTTCAGGTATTCTACATACGAAACCTGGGCAGCACCAGCATTCAATGGAATCTGTTCTGATAAGGCAATCGTTATATTCAGCCTTTTCTCCGTGAGGGCACGGGGCATTCGTAGGGTACTCCGTAGCTACGACTTTCACCTTATCATAAATAGAACGAAGTCTGGTATTTAAAGTGCTAATTCTCTTATACAACTCTCTATTCTCTTTTTCCAAATCGTTGTTGCGTTTGTATATCCTATAAGCGGCATTTCCCTCCCATCGTTCGTACTGCTTACGGAAGCGATGGTTGGTGTACTTACGGAAGAACTTAGACTTACTACCCGATTCTATGATAAGGTCAAAGATAAAGCCTGCAATCTTCTCCTTCACCTGTTTCATATTTATCTTCATATACAATCGTTTTTAATATCTATCAACTAATCTTTTGTGCATCATATAATAATGAAATGGGCGAGGGTCGTTTGGCTTGTCTTGGTGATAGCCCATGCCGGCAAGCCACTTATCTGCCCACGTCTCGGGTTTTGGCTTAATATCCCAATTTACAAACAGAATATGCACGCCATAACCTCTCGCTCTAGCCTCTAATGTTTTTATCATTAGAGAGCCAATGCCCTTCTGCCGATATTCCTCGCTAACGATGAAGCTATTGATGTAGCCACACACCGGATCTTTTCTTATCGGGTTATAGGCAGGATCAAACTCCATTAAGGCGAAAGCGGTACCAGTTAGATTTGTAAGGGTAAGAACATTTTCTTTCCAAGAACCATCGTGAGCATTCCAACATTTAATCTCTTTAAGATATGATATAAAAACGAACTCCGGTTCTCTGGCTTCATTATCTGATAAAATTGCAGTTTTAACTTCTGCCTCATGAATGAGATTATCTGCAATTCCATCAAGATAATTTTTCTCAGTCGCTAACAAAAATGCCTTCAATCTCGCCGCCAAGGCTGCACGCTCTTCTTTTTCCATACGCTATTTCTTTAATTTAACAATATAGGTAATCTTCTCCACACCCCGCCATTAGGCTGGAACTTGTTCTGCCAATCACGATACTCTACGTCGAAACGAACCCCAAGGTCTATGAATTGTTGGAGATTCAATGTAGAAAGAAGCTCGTCATTTTTCTCCTTGCGGTCCATCAAGATAAGCCTACAGCTTTTCATTGATGCGAAGATATGAAAGAAGCAATCGAGTGCATTCTTCCCTAACATACCTTGTATAGCCCAACGTTCGCGGTTGGTTCCTTTAGGCGAAATATTCACGCCATCAATATCGGTATAAACCTTGTTTTTGTTCCATTGCTCTACGTTGTGGTACATAGAATATCCCGAAGTATAAACATAAAGGTTTTCTATGTTTTTATATTGACCTCGCAGATTTTGCACGAAATCAGCAAAGTAGGGAATCTTGAAAGGTTCACCACCTGTCAGCAACACCGTTTTAGCGTTGTTAAGTTCCTCTACCGTTACAACCGGAACAGAATCTAAAAAGTATTGGTCATTACAGCATAACATGCAATGATTATCACAATTTGTATTTAACATCAGATGGATAACGGAATGATCCGCATTTTCTTCGTCTTCATATACTCTTATCATACGCTACTTCTTTTTTTTCTTATTACGTTTATTTAGTAAATACTGCCCGTAGTCTTTTGGGGTAGGAATCATCATAAATGATTTATCCGCCATTGTAAATTCCGGGTGATAATAATAATCTCTAAGACTTTCTTTCATACGCTATTTTCCCTTTTCTTCCTGTTGAACATCTTCTTTTTTATCCTCCACATATTTCTTGCCGCAGAAAGGGCAATACTGGGGGAGGATATTTATCTGGTTCCACTTTTCACAGAAGGAACCATCCTTCTTCTGCTTATGGAATAGACCATAGATGTTTACCATCGCAATGCCCGATGGGACACCGATACTTGTATCAAGGCAACCGCTCTCGTTAGTCTTTGCCTTAACCAATTTCTCTACTCTGCTAATACAATCACATGCCATAATCTTTAATGTTTTTATTTGTTTTTAAACTCTTTGCTCTTTATCCAAACAGAACCCCCGGAAGCAGAGGTGCAATGTCGATCTTTCTCATTTCATCATCTATAAACATATAGCCCAAACTGCGAAGGTTGTCTAGGACATCCTTTACTTGATCTTGACTAGGAATATAGAAATTATAATCATCATATCGCATTAAACCTATATCTTTATATATAGCATTGGCGCAACGTGAAGACGCAACGCTTTGGTAATTCTTTGCGTGAGGGTCTGAAATATGAACCGTCATTCCTGCTCGCTCAATATAAATACCAAAATGCAATACAATACCACCATCAGAAGGAAGAACCTGCTTTACGCAAACATACGCTCTCAGAAATCTTGTCTCAGCTCTCGGCGTTTCAATAAGGTATATTCTACCTTCTGCCAGCTTATCCGCATCTACACGCTCGGTGTAGGTATCATGAGGATATGACTTAATATAATCTTCTTCTTTCATACGCTATCTAAAATTTATGTTTATTGCAAACTTTGAAACACGAGGTTTCGCATTTTCGTTCTGCGCACCAGCCACTAGCTTGATAGTCTTTATCAACATCGTACCAATGGCAGTTGCCACAGAATCTATATACATATACTTCGTCGGGCATACACTATTTATTTAAATGATTACCGCAAATGCTGCTGCATAATGTTTCGCACTGCTCATCAATGCACCAGCCTTGGCCGTAGGCATCCTCATTGTCGAACCAGAAACAGTTGCCACAACATTTCTTTTCCTTCTTTTCTGCCATATTACTTGTATATTTTTTACAAGATGACTTATCTTTTTAATTTTAATACACCTAGTTTGGGGCGAGTATCAACATATTCGATTGCGGCACTCACAGCATCGTATATCTCTTTATCACCTATTACAAAATCATCAGCAGTAATTGTTCTTTGTTTTTTCATACACTACTTCTTTTTACTCTTGCGTTTTGTATAGATCTTTTTTATTTCTTCGTACTTTTCTTCTGTCATATTATATATTCTTTGGACCAGCGATGGAATCGTTGGGAACGGGGGAAAGAAAGGTATCGGGGCTGAGGATGCCGAGCTGTCCGATGTTGTACGTATTGCGCTTAAAAATGACCGGAGCCCTAAAAGGCAGACGCTTTTTACACATTTCTACCCGGAATGGCGATATGCTGGACACTGGCAATACCGAAGACGCAAGCTTCGTTGCATTGTAATGCTTACTTCCCCAAACCTCATTATCAAGAATTACCTCCATCCTGAGATTTCTTTCTGCATCTCTCCTTCCGAAATTATCCGGAACATCATACAGCCAGGAATCTGCCGTACACACACTGCCGGAATAGTCTATCTTTACCGTCAGTGTTTCCGGTGGCATTAAGGATGCTCCGTCTTTACTTACCTTCACCTTTATTGCATCTGGTAGCAAATCACTTTTCTTGAGCTTAATATCTTCTTGTTTCATAACTATTCCTCCACTTTTATACCAAATGGAGTGCCGTCTGCAAAGGTGTAACCCTCCATAGCTTCTTTGAAAGATATTACAAAAGCATCATCAACAAATGATGGAACTTCAATACTTTCATCGTCACAGATTGCAATAGAACGATAGGTATCTTCATCCACTAGCCACCCAAACGGCAAATGGTTTTGCATCTCAGCCCAGCACTCTTTTTTGTTCTTAAAAGGACGATACTTTGCTCCCGGCTTAATGCGGTAGCATTCGGGGCACGTTATGAGCGTAGAAGCATTTACTCCTTCCCCGCCAAAATCTATATCCATCCAATCGTCTCCAGACTCGACTTGAATAGTCTTGCCTTCAGCTATTGCCTGAAACAAAGGATTTAACTTCTGGATTGTTTCTTTATTTATTTTCATCATATTCTCTTCTTTTTATTCTCTCCCTGTTGACCAGCGATTGAATCACTGGTCAGCAGGGGGTTATATTCATAATTGCCAAACTCTTGCGCTATTTCTAGCCTTTCAAACAACTGCTCTTCTTCAGATTTCTCAGAAAAGGAATGAGAGAAGAGATTTCTCATTGCCGCATAGAAGAAGTTATGACGGTTGCGATACAGCGTTGTGTAGCCATCAGCCAATCGAAATGGAAGGTGAGGGGGAGTTACGGGAAACAGCGACTTACCGAATACCGGCAGTACGCAGACTACCAACATCTGAGCATTATAACGTTCCTCCTGCTTATCTACTATAGTGAAAGAACACCGGAAACTTCTTTTTGGTTCTTCTGCCAGGGTTGTCGTATCACTGGTGAGATCAACCGGAATGAAATGAGACTTGTCACCTACCAAAATACTTCCGTCATTAATCAAATTCTGACCAAACGTTTTTTCGATGTCTTCCTTTTTAATGAAAAAGCACTTATCAGATAAACCAGCCAGACGGTCTAAACCGTCCTCACCTAGCGTTTCTTTTAACATATTCATTTTATTATCCATACGCTGTTACTTTAAATGATTTTTCTCACAACAGAGATATACGTTTTTGATAATCTCACGGAAGACGGAACTCAGTTCACAGTTACGATAGAGGATTTCTGCGATATTTGCCTTCTCATCGGGAGAGGCTTCACCTTCCAGAATATTGGTGAGGCAATGACCGATATGTTGTTTACCACGGGTGTCTTTCGATATATGATCACCTTCGATATGATAAATACCAAGAGTGGTAAGCTGTAGAGGATGCTGCTTCTGGAAAGCCTTTATCTTATCACTAATTTCCTTCATGAGTTGGTCGAAATCCTCGGTAAGATGGTTTAAGCCTTTGGTGTAGGCGATGAAATCATCCAGGGTTTCACGGTTATCCAACTGCGCTTTCAGTTCCTCTTTCGAGAGAACTAGATCGGGTTTCTGACGGAGCAGAGCTTCTATCTGCTCGTCGATATATTTTCTATCTTCTTGGTTCATGTCTTATTACTTTTTAAGACCAGCGATAGAATCGCTGGGAACGGTGACTACTCTTCTATGAAATCCCGATTATAATCATTTACATCAATGATGATAGGAATATTCAGGATAACACACGAGGCGAATGGCAGAGCTGCCATATCGGAAAATACACTATCATAGGATGGAATCTCGATAGTTCTATCTTTCTCCTTGATAAGAATACTCTTGGCGGTGCGCCCGTAATTAAAGCCTTGGGTTGGAATACGGAAAACATTGTATCGGTTCTCACTTATTTTCGCTTCTACCTTCATCAGGCAAATATCCAACTTTCTTTCCTCACCATCCTCAATGATGGTAAGAACACCATCTCTAATAGAAGCACCATACTCCTGATTATCGTCAAACTCAAACGTGATACCATCACCATATTGAGAAAACTCGCAGTTGTCATACACCTTATCTAATAGGCGGGATAACTTGACGGTACCGTCTTCCTCGGTAGGAATGCCCGATAGAACTTTACGGAATGATTTGCAGAAGGTACTAATGCAGGTCTGAGCTGCCATCTTATCTATCTCTGCAATAATTTCCTTGTTGACTATCTCGGCATAGCTAGGCAAAGAAAAACTTGCCATCGGAATGTTCTTCTGCAGGTACTCATGCACCTGTTTACGAAAAGGCGATGAATAACCGGTGAAGTACTCCGTTATCTCTTTCTTGATACCTGCTCTTGCAGCTTCAACTACATCTTTTTTCAGTTCCTCGGAACTACCGATGAACTCTGAAACTATCTTGCTTAAATTATCTTCCATTATTTTTCATTTTTATCTGTTTGATTTTCTTGGGCCAGCGATGGAATCGCTGGAGACGGGGGTTAGAGAGGTGACAGCTTGCTTCTTGGCCTGGCAGGGGCAGGAGGCTGAGTGAATGCAACAGGTGGAGCCTCTGTCGGTTTCAAAGATGATATACTCGTGACCTTTTGAAGTTACGGTAATGCTACTACCTTTTATGCGGTTGTCGTCTCCTTTCACATCGGTGATGAGCGCGTGAATAAGCATATAGAGCATACCCAGCATAAATGCTATAAATATTATATCCCTGGTTGTTGCTTTAAACTCATAAAAGAGTTTCTTTAACTTTGTTTTATCCATATCATTTCGTTTTTATTTAATCTTCTAATAGAGACTGAGGAACCTTCAGTTCCTCGCAACCGCAGAGACGGAGGAAATGCTGCAGGTCGTGAATGCTTATTGACTGCATGACTCCTACCCCGCCAAAGAGCACAAGACCCTTTTCTTTACTAAAATGGTAAGTTTTGGCTACTATTTTTGCAACCGTAACCGTGCCTTTCGACTCATTGAGACAAGTGAACCAATCTAAGCCTTCTCTGCATAAACGCTGATATACTCCCTCATCCTCGTAATGCAGTTCGTAAACTACAATATTATATTTGCGGTTTAAACGCTTGGCAGAGAACTTATACTGATAAGAGAAAGAGAGATCTCCTTCCGTTTGCCTTAAATCATTACAAGGAGTGAACACCTGCGGATTCTCCTTCAGCCAATCCTCGGTTATCGGCACGAGGTAAAGGTCTTCATACTCTCTACTAACCGTGCGTCCTGTCTGCGCAAAGATGATAGAACAAAACTCATCATCCTGCTGGTCGATATACGCCAACTGATTGCCCTGCGATGGGTCGTTAAGAGATACCGGAGCATAGACGTAATCGCCCAACTGGAAATCGTGCGGTCCGTACTTAATGGGTTCGGAACCGCTTATCTTTATTTTATTTGCCATGATTATTTTTATTTGTTATTTTTCTTTTTCATTCTCTCCAGACTGCTATTCAAAGTCTCCTTGATAACATCTTCGGGCAGGTGCTCGATATTCAGATCAGCCTCGGAAACGTAGCGGGAAAGCAACTCGTGATAGAAATCCTTGATTCTATCCCTCTCGAAAGTTTCGTAAGGAACGAAATCTACCATTTCCGCAGAAGTCATTTCTCCCTCCGTGATAGCACACCTAGCAATATTGATACCGCCAGGCCATACGGAGAGAACATAATTTTCGAGGATTGCCATCTTGCTCTTGAAAGCCGGAATCTTGGCTAACTCCTGCGCTATCTGTGATTCAGAAAGCTTCTTGTAACCATATATCGACGGGATGTAGGTGCTTACGAAGCTGGGCTGAAAACGGATTTTGTTACGATAGAACGCCCAAACACCGTTCTTTGACTTGACGAGCATATCCGAGTCGGTGGTACCATCCTCATGATGGAACACTACGGCATAAAGATGATGAGTGTCGTTACGGAAAACAAATTCCACATCGGCTTCTGCATGCTCTACCTCTCGTGGTTCCGACATTCGCTTGATGGCATTATTGAACTTTAGATAGGCTGACCTATCGGTGTATTCGTCACCATAGAAGGTGGGCATCACGGCAACCGGGTCGTTATTGTCATCCTTCGGAAATGCCAGGCTCTTGGGATTGATGATTCCTTGATCCATACACTACCCTCCTCTATTTGTTGTAATCTACTACGATGTTGTACTTGGCGAGAACGGGGACCAGGCCAGTCATTACGCCTTTGCCCAGAAGTGGAACGGCATCGAGCACACTATATGGGATAACCTTCTTCTTAGGAAGCTGCTCACGGGTGGCTTCCTCCTCTAGAAGTTTCTTGTAGGTTTCCAACTCCTTGTCGGCATCATCGCGCTCATCCAGGGCTTTCTTGTATTTAGTATTCAGCTCATCGTACTGGCTCTGGGCTTCCTTTGCTTCCAGCTTCAGCTTGGAGATGTAATCGCTGGCTTTTTTCGCTGTAGTATAGGCATCATCGATTTTCTGCTGCAGGGCGGTGACTTCTTTCTGATGCTGAGATTTCTGATCTTCTAGCTGATGCTGAAGAGTGGCGAGCTTCTGGCGAAGGGCATCGGTATCGGTGGCGGTGTGAATGAAATCAAACAGGCGCTCGATGTTCTGCTTTAGCTGGGAGCAGGTATCGGAGGTGGTGGCGATGAGGGCTGCGGCTTCTTCGGCGGTTAGGGTATAGCCGGGGGTTTGACCAGCGATGGAATCGCTGGGAACGGGGGCGCTCTCCTCGGCTGACTGCAGGGCTTCCTTCTTTGCTGCTTCCTCGGCTGCTTTTTCGGCGGCCTTTTCCTCGGCTTGCTGCTCCTGCACCATAGCGATGGCGGAAGGCATATCGGAGAGTTTATCGTAATAGGCTTCATCCTGGGAACCCAGGGAGAGGCGGCCTTCATAGGTTTCCCATAGGCCGTTGTCGATGAGGTAGTAGATGGCAGAGAGGACGATGCGGTCTCCGTGTTCCTCGATGTAGGTATTGAGAGGGGCTACCCATTCTTTTTCTACCACGTCTTTGAGCCATTCCTTGTAGATAATGCCATTCAGATCCTTCTTGTCTTTCTCGTCGGCATAGCAGGAGGCGATGCGGGGGAGAATATAGAGAGGTTCAGCCTTCTGTAGGAAGTTCTCGAAGTTGATTCCGAGTGCCTGGCGAACCACGTTGCTCACGCTCTTGTATTTATACTTCTTGAGTAATGAGCGGAGAATATTCTGTTGTTTTGTGTTCATTTTTTTATTATTGTTTATTTTATATTTCTGGAACTCATGCTTCAACCTCTTGTGCCGGGTCTGCTGGCCAGCCATCCTCCTGATAGCATGAATTATGTTCTTCGGCTGACATCTCACGGCGGTTGTCGTAATATACAGGCTGCTCACCCGCGGCTACTCGCTCCTTGTTGTACTCAGAAAAGGCTATGGCTAACTTATCCATATATTCCTCGTTGGCACGGCGTTTAGCAATCTTGTAGTCTTGGGTAGCTTTCTGATACTGAGCGTGAGCATCGGCACGCTCGGCATCCTGCAGGACGAAGAAAGATTTCTTTTCCAAGGTCTGCTTGCTCAGAAACTCTTTCAGGCAGGATTTCTGATTCTCCTTGAACTCCCCTTCTTTCTCCACGATTTCCTTCTTACGCTTCGCAAAGGCAGCCCCCCCATCGGTCTTGATTTTTAAAGCTGCATCCTGCTTGTCATCTCTCTCCTTACGCAACGGCGCAAGGACTTCTTTCTGAAATTGTTCTAATGTTCTCATATCTCTATAAATCCTTTAATGTATTAAAAACTTTCTTTCTAGTCAAAAAGCGAAGGGTTTTGAGCCTTCAACTTCGCTTCTTTCGCTGCCTTCATTTTCTCCTCGTAACCTTTCTTCACTTCGGCAGCATCAGTGAGACGTTGCTTCAAATCCTTGCGGGACATCAAAGGATTTGCCTTGACGATGGAGATAAACAAATCTCTGCCCAGCTTCTTGTAGAGAGGAATAAACTCCTTATCCACCAAATCGGCTTGGACGTTTTCAGGTGAGAGGTCGCCACAAAACGGCTGACCTTTCTCATTCACAATCAGGAAATGGCGCTTGTCATCTCCAGGTTCTGATATATCTATGCCTCCGGAATATCTGGCTACACTCAGTTGGCTATACAGCCAAAATCCCTTGGCGAATATAACTGCTCTCATAAGCTCTTATCCTTGGGACAATTCATTCTTGATTTCATCCCACATTGCCATTTCCACCTTCTTGCCATCGTAATGACCAACAGCTACGAGCTGACCACCTTCCTGGGTTGCCTCCTGCTCTGATACGGCATTGCTGCGGATGATCATAATATCGAACTCGTGAATAGCATTCAGAATGCTGCTGATGTCGATATGCTGAATCTCTTCTCTCGCATTCTGACGGATGCGCTGAATATCAGCATCGGTAAGTTTGGTCTTGGTCTGCTCCTGCGCCTTTCTTACGGCTGCCGTTTCCAGGTCGATGCGCTGCTGCTCGTAGGCATCGCTTATCAGTTCAGCGTTCTTATACTGAGCTACGAGGTCGAGGAACTTCATGAAGTCCTTTCTGCCCTGCGACATCATAACGATGGCAAGGCTCTGCTCCAACAGAAGGGTCTTGCCCTTTACCTGCCAGTGAAGCAGACCGTCACGCTCTAACTTCTTGAGTGTCGATACAGCGCTGGAGATATGTCTCAGACGCTTGACTGACAACTTCTGTCTGATTCTCTTAAATGGATTCCACATTGTTTATATCTTGTTTTTAAAATGAATACTCAGTTAAGAAAAAGCGCCCTATTCTCACGAACCAGGGAGGTGCAGGAGACATGGTAAGACCCTGCATTGCTTTTTACCTTACACAAACTTTATTACCTTGTTATGCAGCCTTTCGCTAAAGGCTTATTTCTCAAAAATTCACCTAAAAAAAGATGAACACTTTAGAGTTTAGAAACCGTATTTTGATCTATTCTGAAAACTTTAATGGGTGATGAACCTGGTACCATCTACTTCCAGTACCAGTATATCATTCACTACCCTGATTTCTCCGCTCTTGACGAACTGCACCTTTCTCTGGTGGCGCATAATATCCACCTTCAGACAGACGCATTCGCCCTCATCTACGTGTCCGGTCTTGGTGAGGAATTTGATGTAGAACGGCTTGCGCTCTACCTTCCTCGCTGTCTGCGGATGCACATAGCCAGTAACCTGCTGACCGCTGCGTGGGTCTATCCACTGCCACTTTTCGCAGAACTGGCGGAGGTTCTGATAGGACTGATGATATTTTGCCATAACAACACTTTATTTATCGGTTTATAAATGCCTACATCATTCCACCGAAATCGTGATAGTCACGATGACTTTCCTGCTCCTTGTCTTCCGGATAAGGCGGCAAGTTCGCATGCAGAAATCGGTCGAGGATCATACTCCTTACCTCCAGCTTGCTCTTGGCTACCCGCTGCCGGTGTCGCAATATATCAGGCAAACAGATATTCCGAAGCGGGTTCGACCAGTCGGAGGCATTGCTGCAAGCCGAATAGTCAGGATAGAGGACCATTGCGTAATGCGACAGCTTGCCGTTAGGGGCATCGAGCATCGGCCCCGCCAGGGTAAAAGCCTTCTCCTCGTTGTAGAGAACCAGGTGCGAGGTCTGAGTGCTTACGTCCTTGTGGCTGGTGTATAAGATGCGGTCCTTATACTCCTGCAGATGAACATCTATCCAGTCTTCCACATTCTTGTCGGTGGAGAGTACCAGGTGTGTGATCCATTCCCGCTCGAAGCAGGTGCGTAGATACTGGACCATATATCCGGTGGCAGATGTTCTGCTTACGGTCATCGCCAGTACCATCACGCAGAAATGGTTCTTCACTGTGCGGTTAGGTGTCGTATCAGTCAAATACCCGATGGCGTGGAAGAATTTATCCAGCAGCACATCGCCGTGAGTATAGAAGCTCAATGCCCGCCGTGGAGCCTGCATCACTGCCTTGGGCAGCTTCTTATCTACACAGCAGGGAGGTATGAATAACAAAGTATCATCCATAATCTTATCAGTATTTCTGAGAATATATTATTCGTTCAAAATCATCGGCATGAGCAGGGTCAATGCTCGGGGTGAAGACTCGTTGGCGGTGACGACTCCTGCACGGCTTGGGTCGCCCAGATGAAGGGTGACGGTATCACTTGGGATTGGTGCCAGGACATCGAGCAGACTGCTCGCCTTGAAACCGATGCTATGACCTTCCGGACAGGTGCCGTCGGTGATGAGCACCTGGTCGTTGGCTGACATATTGAAGTCTAAGTCCTGGGCAGAAATATCGAGGAACATGCCGTCCTTCTTCAGGACGATCAGGTTGCTGCTCGCGCTGGAGAAGAGTGCCACACGCTTCACTACGCTTGCCAACTCCCGCTTATCTACTGTAACCTTATAAGGGTTGTTGCGAGGAATCACGGAATTGTAGTTAGGGTATTGGCCCTCTGCCTTCTTGCAGACGAAGGTAATGTCACCTGCCGTGAATCTCACCATGCTCTCATTTGCCTCAATATCAATATCCTCTTCACCATCGAAAGCTGAAAAAGTCTTGAAGAAGGAGCTATATACGAGAATCTTTCCCGGTGTTCCGCTACGGAAGAAATTGCTGCCTCCTGTATCAGGATTGTTGGTATGAATCAGTTTGATGAGGACGTGACCGTTTGAAGCTACAAAGATAACTTCACTTCTATCCTCGGCTACATCGATGCAGAGGCATCTCATCACTGGGCGAAGCTCGGAATCGGATACAAACTTGCCGGCATGAGAGAGCACATTGCTGAAGGTTGCCATCGGCAGGGAGATGTGAAGACTGGCATTATCGGGCTGCGCTGCACGAGGGAATGATTCTGCGCTGAAATATACCAGACTGACGTTACCCTTCTTGACGTTATCGCCATTCTGAGTGCAGTACTCAATATTCATTGTGCGATTCTTATCCTCAGAGAGGTCCATGGTGACTACGCAGTCAGCAGGGAGTGTGGAGAGGAGAGACAACAGAGACGTGATAGGCAGAACGACATTTTCCTTAAAGCTGCCCTCTACGATGCTGAGAGGGGCAGGGATGGTGAGCTCCGAATCTGTAGTTGCTGATACGAAGAAGAACTTACCGTCTTCCTTGCGCTGGGTTAAGAGCACGTTGCTCAAGATGGCGATAGCAGTCTTGCTGTCGATACACTTCGCAGCTTTCTGTAGAGCCTGACGAAGCAAGAGGGATGATTGCGCTTGTATTTTCATTTTGCTTTTATTTTTTATAGAAATTATATTTTCTTGTTTATGGACCAGCGATAGAATCGCTGGGAACGGTGGTTAGAATGGGAGATCACTCTTATCTATGCCGGATACCGTAGCTGCTGCATTGTCATTCTGAGCATTTGGGGCAGCTACAAATCTACCCTGCTTGCGCTTCTGATACGCATTCCAGCGGTCTTCCTCTTCCTGGGTGAGGGTAACGATATTGCCTTCATCATCACGATATGGTAATGGGTCGGGACCTTCCACAAACTCCTTGGCTATACGCTTCAGTTCCTTGTAGTCGGTCGGTATCATATCCTTGCCAGGACGATAAAAGAAGAATACGTGCTTGGAAGTCTGAACGTAACGGATGAACTTCGGTTCTATCGTGTTATCATTCTCCCACTCCCTGCCTACGAAATATTCCTGCGTTACCCAAGCCTTCATCTTGAAGCAGTGGCGTTGCTTATCGCTCACGTTCTCGAAGAGGTGTTCCGGGTTGCACTTGATATTCGCCGTATCGCAGTACTTGTATATCTTCTTTTTGAAGGTAGCACGGCTATATTCCTTGCTCTTACCCTCGCTGGCATCAGCCCAGTCACGGATAAACTCATTGAACATTTCGTCGGCGCAGATTGGAACTCCATAGACTTCTTCACGTGAGAAGAAGAACTCGAAGTAACGCACGCAGCTCTCCGTAATCTCCGTAATCATATCACGTCTTCGCAGGTTCAACTGAGGAGCCTTGCTCACTACGTGATAGCGCATCATGAACTGCACGGCTAGGGCAGTGATGTAGATAGCCTGGTTTCTTGCTATATCAGGCAATTTTTCGGGGTCTGGGTTAAAACCCTTCAGAATATCACCAGGTGATCGAGCCATCTTGCGCCTTAACGTATTTTCTCGTGCGAAGCGGTTAGAGAAGGCTATCTGCGGAAAACGTCCTGACGTGGAATCCACTCCACCATCGTATGGGAAGTTGGATGATACGATATGCAGCGGCGAATCTTTCAGACTGAGCGTTTTTATATCTGCTCCCTTGCACTCTAGTGTAACACCGGTGGTTGCCATTACATAGAAATAGTCCATCGGGAACGATTTCGGTCGGTCTTCCCAGTGTATCGTCCGATACATTCCTGGGTTATGCTGTATCTCTCCCAGACTGAACCGGGCATCGGCAGTGGTGATGAATCGCTTCATATCAATATTCAGCACATTGACTGCAGAACCTACGAACACTCGCACCACCATGGATTTGCCCGAACCGCCACTAGCCTGCTTCTCGTCTTCAATCTGATCTTCCAGCAGATAGGGAATGCTCTGACTGTCTGAACCCGTCAGGTCTCTATAGCAAACCCTGCCTATGCCGGAAACCATATTGACGAAATGGGCATTGATGATAGCCTTGTCTTCATCAGATAATTCAGACTTGCTTCTGTCGGCTTCCATCTCTTCCTGCCAAAGCACATTGGAGCAACCTCGCAGGATGCGGAGCATCGGCCACAATTCCCGGTCTTTCTTGCCTCGCCAGTCAACGTTCCATCGGTAGATGGTACCCCATTCCCGCAGATCATTTTTCATCTGATTGATTTCAAAGATGCTGAATACAGGCGAACCGTCCTCATTCTTCTGAGCTTCCTTCTGTGCTATCTCATTTTCCCTGCGTGTATATTCATCGCTCTGTCTGATGATGAACGGCGGGTCGAAATGGCGCATCGTGAAGTCGTATGGCTTTCGGGCGGTGGCAGGGATGAAGAAGTTACACTGGTCGTAACTGATTGGAGTGATATACTCCGGCGTTATCTTCAGCGCCACGTTGCGGAAGTAGAAGTATTCCACGTTCTCGCTGTAGCCTTCCGTAAAGTCGATGATGATGCTCTGCAATCCTCCGGCTGATTTCTCTGAGAAATTCTTGTCTATCAGATTGGCGCAGTCGCTCATCAATTTTTGTTCCTGCTCATTGTGTCTCCAACTCTGTTCGCAGAACTCCAAGAGCTTTTCCTTAGTTGCCTGTATGATGCTCTTTCCGTCGATGTACTCAACAAAGCATCGGTCGAGGTGGATAAACTGACCTACGAGGTCATTGCTCTCAGGGTCGATTTTGCGGTAATATCCGTGGCTCGTCATAAAGAGCCATACCTTGGTAGGTGAAATCTTGCAGGTGCAAGGTTTCAGCTTACCGCTGCGGGGGTCTCTCGGATATTCTATCTCGAAAGGGTCGGTGTTCTTGGCTCCCCGAAGCTTGGAGAATAACGGCAGACGAATATCGTAGTCGAACCGAAAATTATCTTCATCGGTCATGCGATAGGTGAGCATATAATCTCTTACGCTCCTCGGTGTGCAGCCGTAGAGCCACTGCCAGCGCTGGTTATAGCGCACACGGAAAGGCTCGGGAAGCATGGCATAGCAAATATCACTGAACTTAGTGGCGATGGCTCCGCAGTTGCGTTGCGATGTAATATCATTGGGATAGATCATAATGACCCTTTCGGCAAATCGCTTCATCTTTTGATATTGCACGCCGCTGAAGTCCAGCTTTTTCTGCCTCCACTGACCTCTCTCGATATACCAGAAGTTTCCTCTTCCTACCGAGAAGGCTACGTGGTACCAACTATTCTTTTCAAAGAACTTATCGCCAGCTTTATCCTTACGTAGGGATTGCATGGCGTAATAAACACTCAGAGCATCTTCGGGCGTTCGACAGAACACGATGTTCTGAGCCTTAATTTCATTGAGCGGAATATCTACCTTATCGGAGTGAAAAGTGCCTTTCGGTTTATCATTCTTATCCAGATTCTCCACCCAAATTTCTTTTTTTTCCGTATAGACCTCATCAGGCTGATATTTCTTGATAGCCGCATAAACGGCGGTATTCTCAGCCGTTCTGTTTTCGGCGGCATGAATGAACACCGGGTCGCCCATGAGCCACTTGCTCACCTTCCTCACGCTGTGATCCTCGCAGGTGGAGAAGACGATAGGGTCTTGCTGCATAGCCGGACGGAAGAAGCATCCGCAGCTTCCTTGCGGCGCTATCACGTCTGTGGCGAAGCAGACGAACAGCGGATTCCAGGGCGTTCCATAAATCACTTCGCTTACCAGTTGCCCGTTTCTCACCACATTAGGCAGCGTTACCTGGTCCACGGCGTAGATACGGAAATCTTCGTTCAACATTCTCGTATTGAAGTCCTTCCCGAAGCCGTATTGCGGAATGCCTTTTACTGATGTAACCTCGCACCCCAGGGCTGCAAGCTCCTGGGGATTGAAATCAGTTTTTGGCATGAAAGAGAATGTCTCTATCGTCTGTGCGGCAATAGTGCGATAGTCCATCTTAGCAAAGAGCGCAGGCCATTTGGCTCTCGTCTTCTCGTTGTCGCCATACGCCTTTACCACGAGGTCGTGACAAAGGCGAAGCAGACTGGCTCCGTGCATCGGCAGCTTGCGCTTTGCGGCATAGAGTTCCAAGGCTCCGTAGCCATACTTACCGGTCTTGGTACACATCCAACGCAGGGCACCATGCTCTGCCTTGGTATTATTATCCACCCCTACGCCGTTATACATACCGCCACGCTCATTATTGTATATAATGAGGTGTGGTGTCTGTTTTGCCTTGCCCTGCTCGCCATCGTCTGCCTCTTCCTTCTGGCAGAGCGGACAGAAACAGGCAGTCTGTCCCTCGATGCGCTGCTCATCGGCAGGTTTTACGAGGAATGCCATGTCGAGATTGGCAAGCTGGTTCAATATAGGGTGGAATAACATATCTTATATCAAGAGTATTTATAGAGTTAAAAGAGAAGGGGAAGGCACCACTCTAGACCTCGCCAGCGCCGGAATCGCTGGGAACGGCTGCATGAGGGTAGGCAAAACTTCAAGTGTTTGCACCTTTCCAGGTTATATTCCAGAGCGAGCGGTCGGAGCATTTGAAAATCTGTGGTACTCGCCCGCAGCAAAGATGCAGCATACGTAGTCGTGTGGCATTACTGACTCACACTACCCTTGCATAAGAGCGTTTCCAGAATGCCTCCCCTATTCTCTTTATATCAATATTGTCAAAGAAAGAAGAACTTTCGGGGTAATGCCGCCAAACTTCGAGGATGCCTTTTTACCGCATCGATAAGTATTCCTCAGGCTTTTTAATCAGACTTTTCACTTATCGTTCCGAGGTTGCGGTGGAGGGTATCAACTTATCAGTGAAGCTTTGCAGCGTTCACTCATTACCCGTCCAGTTCTTCCTGCCATTTAACCGATGGCTCGGTTGTCTAATAAAATAAAGTCGGATCGAGTGTATCGTACCGAAGTTTGCATGATGTCATGCAGAATATCTTTTATTTCTTCATATCTTCACGTTTATAAATTCAAGAATGTTTCCAGGCGATAATGCCTTATCTTGCAGTTGCAGATGGTTTCCATGCGGTGTACTATCATCTGCGAGAGACTTTCCATCGTGAGAAAATCGGTATCTAGACCGATGATCTGCACCTCCTGCCTCCAATAGATCTTGCCGTTCTTCCGGCGGCAACTGTGCGAAGGCGTGATAATCATATCTTCCACGCTGCCCGTCATCATCCTGCAAAGATACTCGCAGGTATCTTTCAATAGGGCGAAGGGAGCATAGAAGAGAAGAGTTGGAATGTCATCCCTCAGTCCGCTCATCGTCTCGGTATAGGCGAAGCGATGGAGCATCTTATATCGGGATAGATTCCTGTGCCTCTGTTGTATGCCCGTCCGGTTAGGGATATAGGGCAAATCGAATAGCCTAGGCATAGCCTTCTCTTATCTTCTTCATCATCTGCCAGGTGCTGTAGATACTTCGCTTGCAGTCGAAGAGCGGGTCGTGTGCCGCACCCTCGTCATCGGCGATGTCCTTGTAGTCCGTAGTCAGAGCATAAGCCTTGTCTAAGGAGAACTTCTCCGCGTTTGGCTCGGCTGCATCCCAGATGATTCTCGCAAGTTCAAGATAGAACGTGCGATGATCTCTCAGTTGGGTATGCTTAATCTGGAACTTGATGCCCAGCTTCCAGCAGATATATCTCAGAATAGCCGGGTCAAAGTCTGTACCCTGTGCCCAAAGGCAGAGGTCTTCATCACCGAGTTTCAGCTTGACGTATGCTATCCATCCGAAGAAATCGTTTACTACCACATCAATAGGCTGGCAAGGTGACTCGTCGCTGTCGCTATCGAGCAAGGCAGCTTTTGCCTCGTCACTCTGCTTTGCCCACCAGTCTGCCGTCGATTGATCAAAGGCGAACCCATTCAGGAACATGCTTCGCAGGTCAACGTGGGCAGAGAATGTGGAACTTCTCAATACGCCGTCTCCTTCATCGAAGAAAGGCGACTCTTTACCGTAGCGCTTCCACGCCACCGCGCCGATACTCATCACGGCAGCGGTGGGAGAAAGCGAACAGGTTTCAAAATCAACAGTTACATCTATCATTTGTAGTTATGAATGTTTAAGAGTGCCTTGATGCCTTCCTGCTCCCACGGTTTCCAATCATCGGCGGTAAACCGCTTGATGATGGTGGTGCGGCTCATACCGCGTTCCTCCATGAAGGCAAAGAACTTCATGCAGAGACCGCTGCTGGCTTTTTTCAGACAGGTGTAGAATACACCTGGCTCCTCGCTCTTGGCAGCCTCTGTCAGATAACCTTTCTTTCCAATCTCGTTACCCAGGGCATCGGTCTCCACATACTCGGACAATAGGTTAGCTACTTCCGGTATAGCTAAGAACTGCTTTTTGCAGTTCTTGATGCCTAGGATTTCCCAGGCATCGAAACCCTTCTGGAAGAAACGAAGGTAAAAAGTCGATATAGTGAAGCCTTTGGCTGATAAAAACTCAGCTAAGTTCTTCTTTTCGTCAGCAGAAATATCATTTACCTCTAACGGAGTATTATTCTGCGTAACTTTTTCTATAATTTCCTTTGTCATCTCAATTTTATTTCTTAATTTTGGTGCAAATTTAGGAAATAAAATCATAACTACCAAATGTTACCTATATTTTCTTTCAGAAATTAGGGGAATTTAACATAGGTAAGGTATATTAATTGATTTTCAGATGAGCAAGTTAGAGTTTTTAAACCTTTTAAATATAGTTGAGATATGAAGTACTTTTATAACTACAGCTTCCTCGACAAATGGATGGAAGCCAACAGAAAAATCACCAATAAGCAAATTATGAAGGCTATGGGTACTACGAGTAATGCGTGCCTGGATAGCTGGATAAGAATGAAGTCGCCACTGCCTACCATCGCCATGCTGCGCTTCTGCAATGCGTTTCACGTTCCGCTATCGGCATTTATTGTAGATGCGGATGCTCAGACGGAAGAGAACGATGAGGGCATAGAGCACGTGCTGCCTGGCATAGATGACCAGTTTGAACCAGATGGCGGATATATAGATAATGATGAGAAGCGCAAACTGGGTACGCGTGCCCTGCGCAATCCGCTCGATGTGGAGAGAGTGAAATCGGTGGTACCGGGGTGGACCAGCGATGGAATCGCTGGGAACGGGGGCGCAAAGGGGCGCAAGCAAAAAGAAGAGTACAAAAGAGAGGATGCCCCTGCCCCTATGAATGAGACTACCCCTACTCCGATTGCGGAGCCAGTTCCAAATGCTGATCCGGACATCAGTATGGCTACCCTTAACCGCATGCTCGATATTATCGCCGAACAGCAGAAGCAGATAGGCGATCAGCAGAAGCTCATCAGTGAACTGACTCATCGCTTGAACATTCAGCAGAACGGCTTGGGTATGGTGGCGGAAGATATACACCATCGGGAGTAGTTAAGGCTTTTGCCCTTTCAGGGCGTGTAAAAAAGCAGCCAGCTATCCATCACGGACGGCTGGCTGCAACATCGTATAACCTTTTAAACTTTTTGAAAAAAACTAGTAATACTAAACCTAAATAAAAACTAAATAAAAACTTAAATAAAAACCTTAATTATATATGAAATACTACTTTTGCTCATTGGTTGCTGCCATTCTGCGGCGAAGGAACTCCTTCTCCTCGATTACCTGGCAGTCGCCGCTTGTGCTCTCGTAAGGCACATCGGTATAGTAGAAGCCGTGATGCAGGAAGAGTGGTGGCGTTGTGGTGCCGAAGGTGAACGGAAGCTGCGCTTCCTTTCCATCCTTGCCCTTTGCCATTTTTGGTTTGAACTGCAGGATAGCGATGAGTGCCGTTTCATTTACGATCGGAAGTGATAGCATCTCTTTCTCCAGTTCGCTGTTCTCATCAGGAATGAAGAGTGATGTGCTCTGCATTCCGTCTTTGGTAGGTGTCTGAACGTTCGCCCATCCTTCCTTACTGATGGTGTTCTTGAACTCTACCATCACTACACCTCCGGCAAAGCCTTCGGGTGACTCGTAGTAGGTATTGGCTCCCTGCTTCTCTGCCCAGGCTCTTGCCTTCTCGCTTGCTTCACTGCATTCGGCAAGAAATGCTTTCAGCTTCTTGCCTGTCTCACTCTCCTCTGCTATCTTCAGATAGTTGTGAGGTCTGTTATCTTTACCCATAAATCCTTGTATTTTAAATAATTAGAAATCTATTGTATAATTTTCGAGAAATATTGCGTATATTTTCGGCGAAATATTGCGTATATTTTCGGCGAAATATTGTATTTTCTGCTAGGTGAGGGGGAAGCCCGCTAGGCGTTCCGGCGGATTTGAAATCCGCCGTCTAAAAAGGCTCGACATATTTCCTTGCGGATTTGAAATCCGCAGCCATAAGGCTTTTTAAATCTTCGCCTTGCAATAGATGACTGGCTCCCCGCTTTCATCGTTCCGCATTTTGAAGCCACGATAACCTAACTCCAGGAGATATAGGCTCAACGGGTCGCCAAGCGGACAGACTACTGCTTTGAAGTAACTTCGCAGTTGGTAATCGGTGTAGGTATCGCAACCTTCCGTCCAATGATCCTGCGGTTCATACTGATTGCAGAAGGCTTCTATCTTTGCCGGAATGACAAAATCCTGCAGCGTAACTTCTGCCTGCTCCTCGTTATCTACGAGGTCGTAATCATTTCTATTTTTTCTGCCCTTGCCCATTGTCGTCATGCTTTTTGAGAGTTGTCAGCAACAGCGCCACTACCAATATCAGGAATAACGCAAAGGCGTTCTTTCTTGCCGTTTCCTGCCAGGTTGCCTTTCTCGCCTCCCTGGTGTTCTTTTCCGGCGTATCTGATAAGCTGTCGGTGGCTTCCAAATGAGTATCCACGTCGCTGCGGGTGCGGACGGATAGGCTGTCGATGGTTTTCTGCATCTGATTGATTTCCTGCTGCTGAAGCTGCAAACGTTCATCATAGGATGACTGGTTGCTGTGGCTGCCTTTGCGATGGGTGGTGCGCTGGGTAGTCTTCTGCCTGTTGCCGGAAGAATCGGTAGTCTCGGTGATATGTTCCTGGATGGTTTCTTCATATTCGCCCGATTCCGAGGAGGTGGCAGTGACCTGCTTATCCTCGATGAGCTTCCTGGCTGCACTATCGCTTGCCGCTACCTGCTTATGCACGCTATCCGTCTGCTCGGTCCTCACGCTATCCTTCACCTCCTGATGGTTATCGCTAACCACCCGTCGAGAGGAAGCGCATGCCGTAAACATCATCATCGCTACCGCTATCAAGAGTAGATGAATAATCTCTTTCCTTTTCATACGTTTTCATTTATTTAATGTTTCTGGTGCAAAGGTACGAAAAGGGGGAGAAATGGGTGGGACAAAAAAAGGTAAAAGAGTAAAAAGGTAAAAGAGTAAAAAGGTAAAAGAGTGAAAAGGCAAAAAGATAAAAGAATCCTTAGCCCCACACGCCCTGAAAGGGCAGAAGCTCCTAGCCCAGGGCAACACCCTGGGTT